TCTGTGGTTCCGTACTTGATAAATCAAGCCTTGCGCGGTGCGGTATATCTGCGATGAACACTCATCTTGATCCAGGCTGGGAAGGATGGCTAACCGTCGAGTTAATTAATCTTGGCAATTGGAAGGTGATTATAGAACCAAACTCTCCATTATGTCAAATCAAATTCGAATTCCTCGACGAGCCCACTGAACTACCGTATTCCGGCAAATATCAACATCAGGAAAACATGCCGGTTGGTGAACGATATGAATAAGTTATTGGTTACGACAGAAATTTATTGCTGGCACTGCCATAGGGAACTTGCTGAGGAATATTTTTATTATTGTTTCGATTGCGGTGAAGAGTGCTGGGCTGGATGGGGGTCGTGAGTGTGCTGGCGAAAGATTAGAAACAAAGAAGAGTAAAATCTTCATGGGCCGCACTGCTTCACTTTGGTTCTGGAGAGATTGGGAGTCAGACATGGCTCTCAAAGCATGCAGCTTGGCTGCACAAGGTTTGTGGATGCGCATGCTTTGCATTGCGGCACAGCACGACCCGACCGGCTACGTCTCGGTCAACCGCGTAGGTCTCGATCCCGAAGGCATTGCCAAAATTGCCGGTGCCGGAGTCGACGAGGTCCGATCGTTGATTGGAGAGTTGAGTCTGAACGGCGTGTTTTCCCGCGATCAGCATGGCGCGATCTACAATCGTCGGATGTTGAGAGACGAGAAGAAATCAGCTACAGCACGGAAAAATGGGAAGCTTGGAGGAAATCCAAGCCTTTGTAAAAACGTAGGAATTTTTCCGTCGGATAAGGGTGATGATAAGGAACTGGATAAGGCTATGGATAACCCTAAACCAATTCCAAAAGAGAAAATAAAACCTTCGGTTTTACAAAAAAAAGAAGAAGTTTCCAATATTTTGGAAAGATATCTTTCAGCCGAAACTGCGGCTAAGATCGTGGATCATAGGAAGGCTCTTAAAAAACCACTAACGAAAGGTTCCGCCGAGGGTCTGGCAAAGGCGTTCGTTGAATGGGGAGACGCCGAGCAGGCCGCTAGCGAAATGATGGCTCGTGGATGGCAGGGCTTTAGACCGGAGTGGATGACACGGCGTAATGTAGAGTTGGCTAATGGTCACGCAGTTAACCACGGAAGGCCCGCCAAAAAATTCGTTGAAGAAGGAACGCCCGAATGGAACGTCTTGGCCGAATTATATCGAAAAACAAAACATGTAGGGCCGCCGGTTATGTGCCACCCGGAGACCCATCGTCGTGGCTGGTACTTCCAGATCGATTGGCCGCTGAACAACCCATAGAGGAACCTCGCCTTACCGAACTCAGGGCTCGATATGACGAAAAAGCCCTTCCTCTTGTTCGTAAGGAATTGCTGGCAAAGCTTGGATGTGTAATGCCAAAGGAAGCTGTGGAATGACACAACAGTTAGAACCATTTGGATTTGTCCGGCGCTGTGGCTGGGAATGCGATGAATCAACTGGCAAGGAGGTATTTCGCGCGATTGTTGAATATCCAAATGGGCCTCCGGATGGGTTGAGCTGGTCAATTGTATGGGATACCGTGCCGGTTCAGATTGTCGTGATTCGACCGGAACCTCCAATGGGTGCGACTTGACGATACAAGCATGGGCGGTATGGTGTATTATTATTGGTCTCGGTCTGATGGCTGGAACTTTCCAGCCAGTTTTCCAAATCAATTGCGATTTGGCTATGAACATAAAATTTCTTTTGGGGGTTTTGATTGGATTGTTGTCTTGTTACCTATGGCGAATAGTTAAATGATGAATCGCGTTGATCAGGTGGCCATTCGCGAAGCGGCGGCACGGGTTATCCTGAAAGGCGTGTTTAGGCCACAGCGGCGGTCGTGGAGTGGGGCTTTGAGTATTGAATGTCGTATGATACCCAAGGATAAGGGCGGCCAGCCACGGGCCGTTCTAATCGAATGGCGGGGGAGAAGGAAACGAAAGGCATAGTCATGGACTGCTTCGCTTGGTATGTGATCGGATTGTTCATGGGAGCATATCTAATGTGGACTTTCGTAAAAGCTGGATGGATTAGTATTTGAACAGCTCAAGCTAGGAAACGAAAGGCATGAACGCTGAACGGTTTGGCTGCGCGTTGGTTGGGTGGTCGCTCGGCTTGCTTGCTATGGCAATGGCGTATTATTTTGGTGGCTGTCATTGAACGCCGATCTTGAACAGCTCAAGCTTACGATTAAGCAAGCCTGGCTAACGCTATCCATGCTGCCGGATCCTGACGCGCGCTACCGCAGGCCACTTGGCGGCGGATGGGTTTTGAAGGTTGTCCAGGACGCTAATACGGCCTATGGGGCCACGCCGGCGAGTTGGAAGGGTACGCCAACGCCGGCGGCAATCTCCATGATGGAAATCGTGTTTGACTGGCTGGCATGGCTAAGACGGGCCGAAAACGAATATTCGATTAGGCGATTGGCTGCATGGGGCTTCGGCGTGCCAGTCTGGAAAATGGCCCAACGTGAGCAGTGTACGGAGAAGACGATCCACAATAGAATCGATCGTAGTGCAGCAAAGATTCTCTTGAAATTTCAAGGGGGAAATATTAAAATAGAATCGATAAACGAGCCAGAGCTTAAGCCTGCGAGGATTAGGGGATTCACGGAAAGGGCAACGATGGCCGGGGCACCGGATAGTCTTGAGGCTGGCAGGGTGTACATAGAAGGAATCGGTTTTATGTTTCGTGGGGAAAAATACCGGTCAACTTACGACGCAGGCGCGGATTTTCGTGGGAAAAGGCAGCGGGGCTGAATGTATTGGAAAGTAGGTACGGAGCTATTGCCGACGCGACGCGAATGGCAGAAGATCTTGCGACGCCGTGAGTCATTATGTAAATCAATAGAGAAGAAACTTGCGGTTGCGAAAGTTGGATTACCAATTCTTGAAGAAGAGGTGTCGCAACCTTTAAGTGTTGACTATCCAAGGGGAACCCTTAAACGTATTGGACGCGTAGCAGTTTATGCAATTTCAACAAAAGAAATGGTTCACACTAAAATAGGGATATCAAGTGATATTCACGGTAGGTTAGCTACAATACAGATAGGTCATTGGGAATATTTGTATTTGTATTATGCGTTATGGATGCCTAATCAAAATATAGCAGAGCTTGTCGAGAAGTCTATTAATCATCGCTTAAAGACAGAAAATACTAGAGGTGAATGGTTTAAGGTGAGCCCTACTGAGGCAAAAAAAATCATAAACGAAGAGGCGGCGCGGATTGCGGGTGCGGCTAGGCTCGTGGAACACTCGACAATGGTAGAATTGTTAAGGCGTATGGATCAAGATTCTTCTTGACATTTCCGATCGCTGGGCCCAAAGGCTATTTTTATAGTCAAGATCGGATTTTTGTTTGTTAATGCTGATTCGGTGCCAAATGGCTGGTGTACATTTACCATGTCTCGATCATGTCGAGGCTGGCGCGCCCGCAAGTGAGATTGAGATCACGCCGGAGATGATTGAGGCGGGGATTGCGGCTGCTTTTTCTGTGGACGGGCTGACCCATGGGGTTGGCTACTTTTCTCCACACGATTTGGTAAGAGAGGTTTATTTGGCCATGCGCCGGCGATATTTTGGGGGCATGAGCCCAAATATCGCAGAGGATACCAAAGCATCTTCGTAACCTCCTTATGCCTGCATCCCGCAGGAAGTTGTCGGCCTTAGCCACGGAGGACCCGATCGCCGATCAAAGCTTGGAGCCCCCGGATGGTTTATAAAACCGCTGCCTTCTCCAATAACACAGCAGGATCGTCTTGGTGGTTTATTGGTTGATGCTCTAACCAGTCCATCGCGTCCGCCCCCGGTATGAGCCCTGCGCCGTCAACGCTCGCGGCGGAAAGCCCACGGTAACGCGGGACAATTTTACAGCTAGGCTCATGGTAACCCGTCGTTGCGGGCCGGGGATTCCACAATTCAAACATTGGGCAATTATATCGTTGGCACCACACACGCCATATGTAGACTGCGAGTCGCGGTCAAGCGATGAATCGGCGCCGACCGTTGGCGCGCCCGGACTGGTGTCAATGCCATGCCTAAAAAACGAAGATAGAATTGAGCTGAACATCGACATGGTTCGTGCTGGCGTCGCAGCGCTTAGCGAATTGGACCGTGATCAGGAGCAGGATGCGTTGATAGTTATTGAGATTTTTTATCGGATGCTCGGCGAAGCGTTAATTCAAGATATACCGACTTCTTCATGAATAACTTTTTCAAGGCGAACAAGGGCTCTCAGAGGCGGGATATCGAACGGGCAAAGGAATTGGCTAAAGCGCTAAAGGGAACGCGGGCAATGACTGTCGAATTTTCGGCCTTTGAGATATCTGATTATCTCGATGATGAAAAAGTCATTGGCGAATATCTCTTGGTCGCCGCTGATGACCCAAATCCAGAGGTGCTTTCACGCGCCAAATCTGATGTAGTGAAGGCGCGCGCCGCGAACAGCGTCCATATGCATGATGCAAGAGCTTAATGCGCTTGGCACTTCTCTTGTGAATCGCACTGACCGACTTGCCTCCGATATCTCTCATAATAATGCACAGATTGAGAAACTACAAGACAAGTTATTGACTTCAAACATATTTTGGGCTATTATCTTGATTGGATGGATGGTCTTGAAATGGTAGCGGCACGGCACCTTACGCGAGAAGAGCGGCATATTCTCAATTTAGCCATGCGCGATTCGCTTAAGATCATCGAAGCCGAAGGTCCTGGCTGTATGCAAGATGGAATATTGGCGCATTACCTCGGACAAGCTGGCGCTTCTGATGCGAATGTCGAGGCGCGGCTTGAGAAAGAGCCGTTTGACTTTCGTAAGCTTTCGCGGTAATTCAAGTAGGTGCCATATAGGCGGGGCGACGCTGTGAACGTCGTCCCGCTGAGTTAATTATGCCAGAGAAAATAAATTGCCGTCAACGCTGCGCCAATACAAAAAGCCGCGGCGTATAAGATGAGGCGTTGCGGCAAGTAATCTACCCAAAGATCTCCAGTCAATTACGCTGAATCTCCCGTAATTGCCTGAACACGTTCGTGGTATTCCTGCCGTAGCTTGTCGCGCTTTCCGTTGAACTCCTGCTGGAGCGCAAAAAGCTTGGCCTGGTGATCGAAGCGGGCCTTTTCCAGGTCCGTCTCGACGTCGTTTAGCTCGATGGTTTCGGTGGTGGCCGCGAGCGTTCCGGCCTTTAGGCGTGTAACTGCCTGTTGCATTAATCCTCCTTTTTAATTCCGGACCGCTGCAACGCGGCTAGCAGTGCAGCATGCGGTGTCCGCATATTGCAGCGGTCCGGTGGGGTGAAGCGTCGCGGGCCATCCTCGCTGGTGTATCCGCGCATTTGTCGAGGCCTCGGCCCCATTTCTGGCGCTTCGCAATGTAGCGCTCTCACGCCTGCCTGGTCAGGCTCGCTACATGCCGAAGGGTCAGTCTGCATATTTTCCGCGGCCCATGAGTCCTTCGCCAAGATCGTGTGCGACTTTCTTGGCGCGGCTCATCGAGTCAACGAATCGCTGTCCATTGTCGGCCAACTCTTGCTCGACTTGCTCTTTCGATAAGCGGACATGCTCCGCATCGAACACGGCGCGTGAGCCGTCTGGGAATTGGACAACGAACTTGGCAGGCTTCCATTGCCTATCCATTTTGCCCAGCACCGGGTAGCTGCGCAATCCTATCTCCACGATTTTTGCGCCGCGCCAGTCGCATCGTGTTGACGCCTCAATCGTGCGGGTTTCGTCAAAGTACGGCTTGAAAACCTCAACCTCCTGGCCTTTGTGAAATTGGGTCATGGTGTGCTCCAGAATGGTGTGCTCCGTATATGAGCCGCGTCGAACACGGCGCGGGAGTTGTCGGGGAATTGGACGGTATAAAGTTCGCGATGTGTGTGCATGGTCGGCGCGACGATCTTCGCCTTGCGCCATGCAAACGTCCCGCGCGGGAATGCTGGGTCGGTTAAGACCTCAACTTCTTGGCCTTCGTTAAACTGGGTCATGTTCATTCCTCCTGATTTAGGTGAAGCGGTGCGGGCGTTATATCCGCGCATTCTTCCGCCATTGGCAGACAGCTCCATTTCTGGCGCTTCTCGTGCGGGCTGGCTTGCACCGGTCCGCAGAAGAAATGTCAAATTAGAGCGAAACCGCCGGTCCAACAGTTGGCGGAACTGTCGAGTAATCGATAGTTACCGCAAACGGACCCGCGCCTTGAACCGTTAAAAATGCAGGAGCATTAAACACCATATCGGATATCGTTCCAAGAGGCACGACAACGCCGCTAAGGGCTGGTATCAAGGAGTGAGTAATAGGATTATAGACGTCAACGTGGTTGCCGGTCGCGATAAGATCCACAACCCCAACATTAACTATTGTTGATGCTGCATTGGCGCCGGAAGATTTGACGACGCCGGATAGATTAACCATAACCATGGTATTCTTGGCCAATGCTGGAAAAGCCAAGGCCGTGAATGTTAGTGTCGCAAGAAGTATTTTACGCATTAGGTTTCCTTTTTGTTGTGTTTAGGTGAAGCGGCGCGGGCCACTATCCGCGCATTTAAGCCATGTGAGCTAGCCGTTGCAGGCTTCGCGTGCGGCTCCATTTCTGGCGCTTCGTGCTGGCGGCCGAAACCGCCAGTGTCGAAGGGTCAGTCTTTTGTTGGCAACAAGTAGATGGACTCGATTGAACGGCGGGTCATGTGGTTTCCCCTATCCGCCTATTCCACCGGTCGCACCATTGGCGATCATCGAGGGCATAATCAGGCAAGCCGATGTCACGCTCTACCGCCCGGATATGCTCCGCGTCGAATACGGCGCGGGTTCCGTCAACGTCATATTTGCCGTTGGGCTCTGGGAATTGGACAAGATATCTTGGTGTTTCTTTTAGCGCATAAACGATCTTCGCCTTGCACCAGCGGCGAACGTAGTTTTGGTGAAGGTCAGTTCCGCGAGTGCGGACTTCTTTCCAAACCTCTACATCCTGGCCTTCGTGAAACTGGGTCATTGCATAGCCTCCATGACTTCCGGCAACGTTTCGAAAATGCCGATATAGCCACACCAAGAATCGCGGCGAACTACCTTTCCGGTTATATCGAATGTGATGCGCTGGGCTATTTCATCCCCCGTGATTTGGTAAATAGACCAGCCGCCTTTAGGCCAATGTGGCTCGCAAGGACCGAAGTGCTGGAGATGGAATTCAGGTTCCCGTTGAGACTTAAATTGGCTGCTTCTATTTGGATGATTTACCATTTTCGTTCTCTGCCCCTGAAACCCCGAGGCGCGGGGAAGGTGAAGCACCAGTCTAAAGCCCTGGGCAACCCAGACAGACGGTATGTTGTCTTAGCTCCGTCTGGCGCTTCTGGATCGGGGAGGTTAAGCCCCGATGGGGAAGGGTCATTTGGTCAGGAACCAGAACCAATGTTCTGCTTTCCAAAGCTCCGGCCGTATAGCATCGGAGCCACTTGGTTCAAATTTTCCACGCGCTTCTTTGATTAGCCGTTCAACATGCCGTTTATGTTCTTTGTACCATTCGACGGCTCGGTGGGCGTCTTGTTCCGTCATTCTCGTTCTCCCTTGGTTTGTCTTGGCCTTTCGTGACGCGGCCCCGTAAGGTCGCGCTTCGAAGGGTCATTTGATTGCCAAAAACTTGGCAGCCATATTAGATGCTTCTGTATTGTTGCTAACTTCATCGAGCCATGCGTATCTGCCAGCATCCTGCTTGCGCCACACATAGTCCCATGCTGATGGGGCGCTTGTAACATCATCCGGCAATTTATCGGCTGGGCCATATGCCGTTCCCGTTGATGGATCAACAAGCACTGGCATGCCATAGCTGGATGCGGAATGGTCCGTTGTCAGGTAATAGTCAGCCATTTTCGTTCTCCCTTAGTTTGGCTTACTGTTAGGCTTGGTTGAGAAATCCAAGCTTTGCTAGGCCGCCGTGGGTTGGGCTCATTTGCTTTTGATCTTTTCGCGGCTTGTAAGTTCGGCGAGCTGTCTCTCGAACAGCGCGATCATTTCCGGTTTGTTGTTGTTGCGGGCTTCCGCAAGCTTCCTCGTATATCTGATGATTTTTCCTTCGTGAGTTAAGGGCTCTAGTTTTCCCTTGGATGTTCCGGTGAATGCCATTTTCGTTCTCCTCCATAGCTTGGCGGCCTAGCAAAGCTTGTTTCTTTCTCTCGCTTCTCGCTTCTTAGCTTTTGCGGGGCTCTCTGGGCCTGTCTTACCGGCCTCAGTTGGGGTTTTTGCTCCTTTAGCCGGAAGCCCGGGCTCGTCTCTGTCTATAATCACAATATAGGACATTAGTTGCAGGAAGTCAAGAGGTAATTGCATATTTCTACAAATTAATTATCACTTTATGTAACATAAACTTGACCATAAGCCTTATTCCTCTGGCGGTATTCGATGCGTGATTGCGGCGCAGGCAAGCGCGACGGTTTTTGGGATTGACCGCGGTTTTGCTCCCTTGAGAGGCTTGCCCTTTTCATAGTCACGGTAGCCAACGGCCGACAGGCCGAGGGCATCCGCTGCATTCGCCTGTGACCAGCGCATACGCTCCCGCCAGGCTCTTAGAGATTCCGGTGTCATTATAAGCCTATATACGCCAACAGATTATCGTTTGTAAATCATTAAATTGCGAGTTAGCCCATGACCGTCGAGCAATTCGCGGCGGCGCTTCTCGCTAGTCTCGACAAGATCGTAGCGCTTCTGACCACCACGAATAAACCAGCACATATCGTGTTGGCGCTCCCAATCATCACAAGAAATGGAAACCTCATGGCGAATTTCGAGCTTGCGGACGATACCGTTGCTGCAATTGCAATCCACGTAACCGATGCGTCTGGCGTCGTGGTTCCGGCTCCTGTCGGTGATATTTTTTCTGCGCTCTCTAGCGATGGCACCAAATTAACGGCCACGATTGGCACAATGCCATCCGGCCCAATGGCCGGCGCCGTTGCTTTGATTCTCACCCCAATGGTTAAGCTGGCTTCCGGCCTTACCGTCACAGTAACCGACACTTCGGCGCTGACCTCATTCGCGTTGATGGTCGACATCGTTATGGATCTCACGCCAAAAGCCATCACCCTGGATGTTGTCGATGCGGTTTTCACGCCGCAAGCCGTCCCGCCAGTGTAAAATTATGAAATATTTTGGCGGCAATATTTTAGCATTAATTGCTATCGTTCTGTTCCCGCTTTCAGGCTCGGCATGCCCCGTGATGCGGGCGACGATGCCTAATACCATGGCGATACTTAGCCCATGTGTTAGCGCGATCATCAAAGACAACCAGGTTGTCGCGCCAACCACACTCAATGTTCCGTTAAGTGATGGCGCATCAATAGCATCGGCGCAAGCGCCTTACATTATTGAAGTTCAAGCGCCTGGGATGCAAAACATTGAGGTCTACACACATGGGAAGTTCAACGCTCGCCTTACCAGCGATGGCGCAGGAGACTTCATCGGCCAGCTAAATCTACGTAGCGAGCCGCATGGCCCGCTCAACGTGGCAATTTACGCCTGGAACAAGCCACCAGGTGATAATAGCTTCACCGTTAACCTTGGCGCTAGGATGACGCTGTTTGTGGTGGGAAGTAGTGTGCCGCCACCGACCTCGTTCCCGGTTGGCGCGACCGGCCTGACGCTCAAATGGTCTGACGAGTTCGATACGCTCAAGGCCACGCCGTGCAAGCCTGGGACTGGCGTATGGCCGAAATGTACTTCTCCGACTTCGACAGATGGTTTTAACTGGTGGGAAAATAAAACTGGTGGTGGAGATTTCGGCGATGCCGCGTTCGAGCATACTGACAGTCCATATAACCCATTTATGATCAAGGGCGGGTTCCTGCGCATCCGTGCTCAATATGATGCGAGTTACACTGACCCGTACGGATTCGGGCGGAAATTGTATTCCGGCCTCCTCTCGTCGGCGTTTCCGGATGGCTCGACAAATCTTCCCGCCGGCAATGGCTATTATGAATCTCGCATTTTGATTCCTGATGGCTCGACAAGTGCTGCTGGTCGAGTTCCTTTGAGTGGCGGCACCTTCCCGGCTTTCTGGATGCTAACCATCCAGGGGCTTGGACCAGTCGGAAAAACCTCCAATGTTGAAGAAGACATTATGGAGGCTAATGGGCCATTTCCAACCTATTTTGCAGCCACGCAGCATGCCTATGGCAGCGCAACCGGACCGAGCGGGTCGATCTATCATAATCAGCCTGGTGGCGATCTAACCTGGGATTTTCACCGCTACGGTTTGCTGATAACCACAACTACAGTTAGCGCATATTTTGATGACAAACTAATGGGCTCGCTGCCCAGGGCATTTATGCCAGGCGGGGTTGTACCGACTTGGTTCGTGATGCTCGACCTCGCAATGGGCAGTGGGTGGCCGGTAACTCCCCCGCTCGCCGGGTATTATGATATGTGGGTGGACTATGTGAGGTATTACGGAGCAAAATAAAATGTCAAAATCTTCAATTAAGCACCTCGAAAACCTAATTCGCGTTGTGAATCATATTCCAGATGACCAGTTTAATCTTAGCCATTGTCATCAATGTGCCATCGGTCACGCCAGCCGAGACGAATATTTTATTGCCGCTGGATTCAAGCCAGGCTTTCCGGCCCTGGAAGAGCTTCGTGATTTTTTCGATATCGATATGCGACGCATAAGTTATCTTTTCTTCGCGCGTTGTGATTATGGAAGCCGTATGGATGTGCTTGCCGCGCTGCGTGTGCTGCTACTTGAGAAGATGGCGCAGCAATCGGCGGAAGAATGGGGCGGTCTTACGGCTAAAGAGAATGCCGAATTAGAAGTAGCGGAGCTTTCATAGTATGGCTGGATTAGCTGACTACGCCACGTTGGCGTCACTGAATTATTGGACTGGTGGTATTGCTATGCCGGCGTTGCCAACCGGTGAGTGGCTAGGGCTTATGACAACTGCCCCGACGTCGGATACCGGCTCGCTTGCCACTAATGGGGCCTCGGAGGTTGCTGTAGGCACCTATGCCCGCGTGCAGGTTTCCGGCTCACTCACGACGAATGCGGTTTCCACCGCATCAGCCACCCTGAATTTCGCGGCGACTGTTCCATCATGGATCGTCGCTGGAATGTATGTCCGAAGCATTACCACTCCAGGGAATATTGGCGCTAATATCACGGTTGTGTCAACCTCCGCGACAACTGTGGTTATTAGCACGACCGTTACGGTGGCCAGTGGTGAAGTTATCCGCTTTTCGGCATTTGCCCAGGCGGTTGCATCTTCGGGAACGGAACCGGTCACGACTCCTGCAAGCATCGCAAACACTAATACTATTATAACATTTCCATTAGTCGGCGCAACCACTGCGTGGGGAACTGTAAATTCATGGTTCCTCGCCGATGCTTCGTCTGGGAACACCAATGTTATTTGGTGGGATTATATGGGCAATTTCAAATGGCTACCGTTCACCGGAACATTAGCCAGCCCGAGCGTACTAACTGTTCCAGCACATGGATTTTCCAATGGCGACCCAGTGGTTGTCACGCAAAAATTTGGTGGTGTGCTACCGCAAGCCGGATCATTCTCCGGAGTTCTCACGGTTGCCGGTATTACGACCGACACCTTTAATGTTGGTGTCAATGCGGCATCGGCTTCAGGTGGTGGCTCGATTCGCAAGATCGTTCAGCAGCCTATAGTAATTAATAATACGGTTACCTTTAATGCCGCGCAAATGACTCTGACGATGGCGTAAAACGTGGCTGATAATACCGTCATTAATGTTGGTTCAGGCGGCGATTCTATTCGTGATGTGGCCAGGCAAGGCGGCGCCGTCAAGACCCAAGTTGTTGCGCTTGATCTAGGGGGTGTCTCAGGAAATCCGGAAAACCTGATTGCTGCCGGTCAAGCGCTAATGGCGCAATCCATGCCCGTGGCTTTGGCTGGCGATCAGCCATCGGACCCGACGTTAATTAAAATTGCGGATTTGTTAAGCCAGCTGCTTCCGGCCGAAAGGGGGATATGGTCTCCATTTGAGCAATTGGCGCAAAATATCAGATCCACATGGCTAGAGATTCAAAGTATTGGACAAACTTCGCTTAACTCAGGTGCAATCACCAATCCATTAGCAACTGTTATCACACGTCCGGCGAGTGCAGTTTCTTCCGCTGTTACCGCTACGAGTGCCACTCCATGCGTATTCACATGGACGGGGCATCCGCTTCAAGTAGGTCAAGCTGTAGTTCTCAGCGGGACGACAGCGCCAACTGGCGGAAACTTTGTCCTAGGTGTAACTTATTGGGTTTCGGTCATCGCAACCAACACATTCCAGCTCGCTGCAACATCTGGCGGAGCGTCGTTATCGTCTACATCAACCGGGACATCTCTTACAGTAACTCTTACCTATCCGCCTAACTCCCTGATTGCAGACTCTGCGACCTCACCTGGGTCTCATTCCTTTTCGATTGCAACGTACGCAGGTGGATGCCTTATCCCTCGCGTAAGAGTCGTAACGAATATCACCTCAGGATGGGCTGGTGTCAATCTGTTAGTGACGCTGTGGAGTGCCCCACCGACGTACACTGGGGGTGACGGAGGGGCGTATAATCCGGCGACTGGAGCTGCGAACTGGTTAGGGGCCTATTTAGTAATATTGACGCATCAATGTGGCGACGGGGCAGCGGGCGGGGGAGGGCTCGCTAATGCCAATCAGGCGTCGATAAAGCTCGCCTCGGGCACCTCTGTGTTTGTGGATATTCAGATGCAGAACCAAGCAAACCCAATTGCTAGCCAAACATTCACGGTGATTCCGGAAATTTTGAATTGACCTCTAACGCGCAACTTACATCCGTATTTCTTCCGCCCGTAAAAGGGGTGTTTCCTCCGGGTGTACAGCTCGCCATAATTGCTACTCCTGCCTGGACGGGGCGTATTCCCACATATTTGACATGGAGCTATCAACCGGAATTCAATGCGGAAATAATTCGTGTCGGCGATGCCACTGCGATGTCAAGCGGCGGCAATAGAATACGGCATTTTTACGCGAAGACGCAACCTTGGAATTGCGACGGAACAAAAATGCTGTTAAATTTTGATGCGGCGAGAGCATTTGTGCTTGATGGAAACACATATGCTCTTTTGAATGTTATTGATCTAACCGGAACTAATCTAGTCACTGATGGGATATCGGGGACATGTGACGATGCAAAATGGTCCAATACAAAACCTAATGTGATATATTCGACCGTCGGGAACACTCTTATTTCAATAGATGCGACTACCGGAGCCCACACTACCCTACATACGTTTGCCGCATATACATTAGTCAGCAATGGATATCAAGAGGGTAACCAAAGCGATGACGACAGATATTTTACCATTATGGGAAAAACGGCGGGCGGAAATTATACATTAGCTGTTTATGACCTATGGCATGATAGTGTTTCCTCGGGGTCTTTCAATCTGACCACATTAGGTGGTGATGTTACGGATATAGACTGGTTCGGCATGTCCCATTCCGGCCTCTATGTCGGGATCTTATATAATACTCTTCATAAATTTTCAGTATTTGATAACAACATGACGTTCTTGCGTGACTTGTGGACAAATAATCATGATCACGGTGATTTCGGGTGGGATCAATCGGGGGCGGAAGTGTTCGTGGCCCTTTATGAGGATTCCACAAATAATTATATAGAATCATGGCCCTTGAGTGGCGCGCCAAAGACCAGGAACTTAACCACGCAATGGACTGGCGATATGCACATCTCCGGGCGTGCTAATAAAAGGCCAGGATGGATCTATGTTAGTTCATATAGATTAGGGGCGGGACTGGGCTTCGAAAAAGAAGTTGCGGCGGTAAAACTAGATGCATCCGGCACAATGGAGCATTTTGCTCATTCACGTAATTCTAATACATCTGGTACTGGGTATGCAACTGAAGCGTGTCCTGATCGCGCTGGAGCAAGAGTAATATTTGCGAGTGATTGGGGAGTTGTTACAGGCCCTTATTATTCTTATGTCGCGGCCAACCAGAGCTATCCTCGCCGGCTGCTTTAAATGTTTAGGAAGGAGAACAAATGATTTCACCGCAGGCCTTAATACGCGGGCTAATCAACCGCGCGCTTCCCGTTCCGAATGCCGATGCTACAAATAACGATGCTGCGTTCAGACAGTGGACCTATGGCGAACTCACCACGATGCCGATCGTCCGCAAGCAGCATACGCTTGCCGATGAAGGCTCCTACTATGTGTGCAACAATGCGCAAACGGCGATTGTTCCGACATATGGAACTTCGCTTGTAGCAACCTCACCGTTTATCGTGATAGTCAACGGCAGTGCATCACAGAGGCTTTCCCTGGACTATATATCACTCTCGGCTATCGTAGCCGGAGCATCAACCACGACGGCTGGCTATACCGCTATTGCCGTCTATATCGACAATATTAACCGCTACACATCCGGCGGAACAAATCTCACAGCGAATATCGTCAGTCCTAACATGGTGACTGGCAATAGCTCTGCCGCATCTATTTATTGCGGGGCGATTGTGGCTCCTGCCGCGTCCGGTTCGGTGCGCGCGGTATGCGGCCTTAGAAATATTCGTCCGGCAGTCAGCGCGACGGTTATCAATGTAGTCGGTGACCAGCATCTGCTTACGTTTGGGAGTGTCGAGGGGGCAGTCGGATCGATCACCGTTGCCAATGCCAATATCATGCCGCAAGCGTTTCCGCCAATCATTATCGGTCCCGGCAATTCTGCATTGATCTATATCTGGTATCCAGTCATGACGGCGCCGAGTGCTGCGACATACGCTCCCGAGATTGGATTCTGGGTCAGGTAGCGGCCCGCATAAACTAGGAAGGATATTATGAGGGGCGGCGGAATATGTCGTTACTGCTGCTCTATAGGAATAACCAGGGCGCAATAGCCGTCGCACTGACTTCGGCCTCAAATTCCAGGTCGTTTGCCACAGTAGCGTTTTCTGGCAATACTCCATTGCAAGCGGCCACGAAGGCGCGCGGCGGCGAGTCGACGCTGCTCGCCGGTGCTGTTGGTCTATTTACCCGCTCAGTGGCTCGTGCGCTTGGACGTGTCTCGACAGCGTCGCTCACTGGTTCAGTAGCTACCTACACGACATCTCAGAATATCAATCTTACCTCTCTTGGCGGCAAGGATTGGGCCGCTTTTGGATATGCCGCAAGCGCCGCATCGATCGAAAGAAAGCTAACCGGAGGTTCGGTAATAAGCGCTCTAAGCCAAGTCGGCGGCGTTACACTGCTGAATTATGATAATAGTCCTGCCGGACCGTTCTTTTCGTCAACATGGACCGATGGAAATCCTGACGCCTCTATATCTAATGAGAAGTACGTTGTTTATAGTAATGGCCCAGCTCTTGGTGCCGGGATGTCATTTACGGTCCCGGCTGGTCTTGTGGTGCAGACGCTTACCGTTTATGTTTCGGTAAGCTATAATTTCACTGCCTTTACACAAGGAAAATTGACGGCAACATTGAGCGACGCAAGTGTGTCTCCTTATGTCGACACATCCGTTCAAATGACAAACGGAGTGGCAAATTTACTTGGCAAATATACCATAATTTTCTCGGCGTCATCAGACAACCAAACACTGACCGTCTCTTGGGTTAATAATACATCGAATGCACAAAATGTGCAAATTTATGCGGCGGTATTAAATTCAGCGGTTGGACCTATTACGCTTTTTGCGCTGGCTGCTAGCAACACGATTGGTTTAGTGACCATTGCGGGGCGCGCGTCGTTTATGACAAGCGCCGCTGTAGTTGGCAATGGGCTAGCCGGCACGTCGGTTAAATTAGGACTTCGGTCCGTCGGTAAATCAGCAGCAATTGGCGTGGCCACGTTTATCGGTGCGATTGGCCTGCGTGCAGGTGGAATGGCTGTGGGCGCGGCCAGAGCGCTTGGGGTTATCAAGACGGCATTAAGTGGCTCATCGGCGCCTATAAGTACCGCTAGGCTTGATGGGTTTGCCGGGAAAGTAGGGCTTGTCGTAAAAGGCATGGCGTTTAGCGTCGGCCGGCTTGATGGTTTCTCAGGAAAGGCGGCGCTTGCGGCATATAGCGTGGCTGTAGGACCGGCGCGTGCTGCTGCTGCCACGATGGGGAGGCTTGTTGCTCGTTCTGTGGTGATCGGCCCAGCTCGCGCAGCTGGTTTGTTCAGCGCAGCATTGCGTAGCGCTAGTGTGTCGCGCGGAGCAGGCCAAGCGCCAATTAGCGGCAAGGTTTTACTTGTTATTTCGGCAGTTGCCTCGTCCGCTGGCCGCGTGGCGATGTCTGTTCGTGCCATATTGAGCACGTCAGCGCTTGGCATTGCTATCGGTAGGCTGGATGGTTTCGTCGGAAAGATAGCGCTTAAAGCTGTCTCCATGTCGACCGGCTCAGGTCGTCTTGATGGTTTTATAGGCGCGGTTGGTCTATCTGCCCGTTCTGCAGCCGTGTCGCTTGGGCGAACTGTCATATCGGTTGCCCCATCCGTCTTTCTTGTTGCCATATCGTCAGCGAGGAGCATGGGCGGTGCGGTCTCGGCTGGTAAGCTAACACTTAAATCAGCTAGTAAATCGGCTGGATTTTCCGCGTCGCAATTGTTTGGCGCAATTAATCTAAAAGCCATCGGCATCGGGCTGGCGGCTGGGCGCGTAGCCAGTGTGGTCCGTGCTGCTTTGCAGGCGATAACTGCAGCCGTTGCGGCGGCCCCCAAGGCGTCTAGCGTAGGCAAAACGGCGCTGGCAGCTAGGACTGCCGCCAACGCGGTCTCGCTCGTCGGACAATCCTGGATAGTCCAGGTTGTCGCGCGATCGGCCACAGTGGCGACTAGCCGTGCTGGCGCTATTTTCAAGACGGCACTACAAGCCTCTGCAACGGCCACTGGACTTGCCAGGGCATCCACTACAGGAAAGATATTTCTTGCGGCACGGGCCGGCGCCGCTGCGATCGCTAGGGCTGGCATATCTATTATTGCTGCCGGGTTTATATTCCTAGTTACCTCATCGAGGTCCAGCGCGGCAGGGCGGGCATTATCGGCAGGCGCCTTAAAGCTTAGCTCACGGGCGTCGGCTATAAGCTCAAGTCTCGCTGGGCCTGCAGGTAAAATCCAAATCTCGGCACGATCTGGTGTGGTTGCGGCGGCACGTGCAGCCATGGCCGTGAAGACCGGTTTTGCTGCATTCTCACGGGGTATCGCCGAAGGGATTGGGATTCCCTCAGGCATTGTGCAGCTTGTTTCCCGCGGACCTGTTAGCCCTAGAGGATATGCCGCCGCTTCGTTTGTCGCCAATTTGGTCTCTCGCTCGTTAGGCCGAACACAAGCTCCGGCACAAATAACCGGCATTCTGACTATTACGAGCACATCGTCGGCACGAAGTGCAAGCGTTGCAAAACCATCGCTATTTACTCCGTTTACCGCGTTATCGTCTTTTGGCCGGTCGGTCGCGAATTCGATTGCGCTGCTTTTTCTTAAGCGCCGTATTTTCGTTGATCCAGACTATGTGGTGCGATATCCGGCGCCGATCAGAATGGTGCGATCAGAGCCGATCAGAATGGTGCAATATCCAGCGCCGATTAGAATGATATCATATCCAACATATTAGGACATGGCGAATGCCCAGAGCCGCCCTGGATTTCTCGCCAATATATTCAAATGAGCAAGTCACGCTTTCGTTTGATTTTTCGCCATCGCTCGCGACAGGGGAAACAATCTCAACCGCGACAACATCAATAACCGTTGTATCTGGAACCGACTCGACTCCGTCCTTAAGGCTAATAGGACCGACGACAATATCCGGAACAATCGTATTGCAGCAAGTCGGCACTTATCAGGCCGGCGTAACATACGATGTCCTCGCAACTGTAACAACGAGTACAGGGCAGATTTTAACCACTAATGCGCATCAAATGTGTGTTACAATTACCTAAAGCTAGCAAGTATTTATATTTAAGGCGCGGCGCGTGATTTAAAACAAAACTTCACGCGCCTCGCTGTTGTTTAGGTTACTCGAGTTTCAAAAGCCGTAATCGGCGCTAGCCTCAGTTTCGGAGTTGCTGTCACTAGATTTGGTGGCTGATGCGGTGAGAAACCAAACCTTTCCATCCTGTGCAGCGAGGCCTTTTTTCTTCAGGCTCATTAGAGTTGCATTGACGGAGGTTGCTTTAAATCCCAGCTTAGCAATGATATCGGCGGTGGTTGCTCCGTCTTGCTGTTCGCCAATTAGAGATATGATCGCACTTTTAACGCCTTTTGTGCGGGGCGCGCCGGCTTTCTTGACGCCACGGGCGACGATGGTGGTCTTGGCTGGCTTTAGCGGTGGATCATAGCTGACGGTTTCAGTAAGTTCGGTTTTGACGCGCCCACGCTTGCGGGCGCCGTTGCCGCTCGGCGCATTTGCGATCACCACTTGCGTGGGTGAAGGTTTTTCGCTAGAGAAAGTCACGGCGCCAGAAGCTGCAATTGCAGCCATCTTACGTTCGGCATCTCGACCGGCCTGAAAGGCTTGATCGAGCATATCTTGTACCGTAGGCATAACGTATTCACTCCTTGTGCTGATGTTAGGGAATTGTGAAGCGAGCTAGATAATATGTTCGTCCGAGAATGTCAATGACAAATCCTGTAGGCCGGCCAAGCAAATATAAACCCGAATATGCAAAGCAGGCATTAAAGCTTTGCTATATGGGAGCCACGGATGCGGAGTTAGCAGATTTTTTTGATGTGTCGATTAAAACGATTTGGAATTGGAAGGTGGAACATCAAGATTTTTTACTAGCCATAAATAAAGTTGAGAAAGAATTTGCCGACGGTCGTGTGCAGCGCAGTTTATATCAAAGAGCCTGTGGCTATACATTTGATGCGGTTAAGATATTCAATGGCCCAAAGGGAACGGTTACCGTTCCATATCGCGAGCATGTTCCTCCGGATCCTGTGTCTTGCTTTTTCTGGCTGAAGAATAGGCGCCCGGAAATATGGCGTGACCAATCTCCGACGAACAATATTCAGGATAATCGGACCTTTACAATTACCATTGGGAATGCTAAGCTCAACGGTCAGGAGACGAGACTAATAGAGCATGCAGAGCAAGGGTGATTCGTGGCATTATGAGCGGCCGCCGCTTTATGGAAAACAATTTGCTGCTATATTTCAGCCGGTGGACGCGCTTGGGAGCCCGGCCCGTTATTCATTAACGGAGGCGTCGACCAAGACAGGCAAAACCGTCGGCTGTATAGCATGGCTGTTCGAGCAGGCATTGAAGGGGAAATCTGGTCAGAACTATTGGTGGATTGCGCCCGTGTTCGGGCAGGCACAAATTGCCTTTCGGCGTATGAAATTGGCAATCCCAAGAGATCTTTATACAAGTGTTGAAGTCCCTCCATCTATAGTATTGATGAATGGGGCTATTATCACTTTCAAGTCTGGCGAAAAACCAGACGGGCTTTATGGCGAGGACGTTTTTGCGGCTGTCATTGATGAAGCCTCTCGTATGCGCGAGGAGGCCTGGCATGCGCTGCGCTCGACGCTTACCGCGACGCGAGGTCCGGCTCGCATTATAGGCAATGTCAAGGGCCGCAAGAACTGGTTTTATGCGCTTTGTCGACGTGCCGAGGCTGGTGAGGCGGGGCTGAGTTATCATAAGCTGATCGCGGCTGATGCGGTTGATGCGGGTGTGCTCGCCGATGAAGAGGTCGAGGACGCGCGCCGCATTCTCCCGGATGCGGTATTTCGTGAACTATATCTTGCCGAACCTTCGGACGACGGCGGCAACCCATTCGGGCTTGCGGCGATAGCGAGATGTCTCGAACCATTGGCACTGACGAATCCGGTAGTTTGGGGCTGGGATCTTGCGAAGCATATCGATTGGACCGTGGGGATTGCTCTTGATGAATATGGGCGTGTGTGTCGTTTCCATAGATTTCAAGGACCATGGGACAACACTATGGAGCAAATCATCGCCGCAACCGGATCAACGCCAGCACTTGTTGATTCGACCGGAGTCGGCGACCCAATTGTTGAGATGCTGCAAAAACGCCCAGGCACAAGATTTGAAGGGTATAACTTTAATTCCGCCTCCAAGCAAAAGCTAATGGAAGGCCTTGCTGTTGCAATTCAAAAACGGGAAGTAACATTTCCGGACGGCCCGATTCGGATGGAATTGGAAAATTTCGAGTATGAATATACTCGGACAGGTTGTCGCTATACGGCTCCTGAGGGATTCCACGACGACTGTGTGTGTGCATTGGCGCTTGCCGTGCAGCATAAAGCACATGCATCGCGTCCGATCGTGATTAGTGATGATGTGCTACGGTGGTCGGCTATGAGTGGCCGAAGGTGGTAAGAATTTTTGGCTTGCCTCTGCGCGCCTGGCCCTTCGTTCTTGGCTTGGCTTTCTGGATTGCGGGATTAGTCGTCATATTCTTTTTCCCAGGCAACGAGGAAAGACTGTTTCCTTGGCTTATCGCTGTCGCCGTCGCTACCTTTTCGGTATGCTTTTTTATTGTGTGGAAAAAGCTCAAAAGATAGGCCGGGGTAATGAAAGGAGCTGTAACTAGCCGGCGCAAAAGTCTACCGGTACAAACCGCTGTTATTAGTGATTCAGTTCTTGCATTTTCGTCTGGGCCGCAACGAAGATCAATTCAACCATTTACTGTGCCGGAGCATCCTCCTGGTGTAGCGCCATCTGGTCGCGGCATGGCGATGGACGATGCCTTGTCTGGCTCCATGTCGTGGGCTGGATCGGCTTTAACGACATCGATGTATGCCGGAGGTGCCGATCATTTTATCGGATATCCGGAACTAGCGCTGCTTGCCCAGCGTCCTGAATATCGCCGTATTTCCGAAACCATCGCAACGGAGATGACGCGGAAGTGGATTCGCTTTCAAGCCGTCGGAGATGCGGACAAAACCGATAAAATATCAAAGATAGAAGCAGCATTCAAGAAATTTCGCATTCGGGATATCTTTCGTGAGGCGGCCCAGGCGGATGGTGAATTTGGCCGCGGGCATATATATATCGATCTTGGGACAACCGATGATCCTGATGAGCTTAAGACACCGATCGGAGATGGGCACGATAAGGTTAGCGCGGCGAAAGTAGGCAAAGGAGGGCTGAAAGGGTTTAAGGCTGTCGAGGCGGTCTGGTGCTATCCGATGAATTACAATGCCCAGGACCCGCTAAGCGACGATTGGTATAATCCCGCCTCATGGTTCGTTATGGGGAAGGAAATTCACAAATCTAGGTTATTAACATTTATTGGCCGCGAGGTTCCTGATCTTCTCAAGCCAGCTTATTCATTTGGCGGTCTCTCTCTATCGCAAATGGTAATGCCGACAGTCGAGAGTTGGCTTAGAACCAAACGAAGCGTAGAGGATCTTATTCATTCGTTTTCTGTGAGTGGTATAACAACCAATCTTACGGATCAATTGAATGCCAATCCGGACTCTGCAACTAGCCTACATAGGCGAGTCCAACTATTTAACAATTTGCGTGATAACAAAGGCTTGATGGTTCTAAACAATCAGGCCGGCGTAGACGGTGAAGAGTTCTTTAACGTCTCGACGCCGTTAGGTACGCTTGATCATTTGCAGGCCCAGTCACAAGAGCATATATGCAGTACTAGTGGACTTCCATTAATTAAATATACAGGCATCACGCCATCCGGGCTTAATGCGTCATCGGAAGACGAAATCAGATCGTTCTATGACTGGATTCATTCCTATCAGGAATTGCTATTCTCATCGAAAATAACAACAGTTCTAGGGTTTATACAACTCAATGAATTCGGCTCGGTAGATCCAGATATCACCTTTGAATATGAGCCGCTTTGGTCACTCGACGAGAAGGCTCTTGCCGAGAAGCAAAAGATTGAGGCGGAGACAGATCAGGTTCATATTGCTACTGGGGTTATAGCGCCATCGGAGGCACGCCAGCGGGTTGCGGGCGATCCAGACACGCCTTATGCCGGGCTGAACTTGAGTGATGAGCCGGGCGCTCCGGATAAGAAGGTTGAATATGGGGCTAAGGCGACTACGGCGGTAGTCGAGGCGTTTACGGCCGGTTTGATCAGTCATGCTCAGGGCTTGAAGGAGCTTCTTGAATCCTCGAAGGAGTCTGGTATTTTTACGACTATCACGCCCGAGGATATCGAGGAGGCCGAGGCAGAACCTCCGCCGCCAAGCGAAATGGATATGATGCAAGCAGAGGCGGAACTCAAGATGAAGCCACCAGGTAGTGGAAGCGGCAATCTTGAAGCTAATGTAAATAAATCAGCCGGCAATGGTGGTGAGGATTAAACATGGCTGTTGCGACAACGCTCGTTCAGGCAGCGATAACCGATTGGACTGATTTGGGGGCTGGGCCATTTCTTGCGGTTGAATCAGGCGAGGCTAACAACCTATTCGCGATTGCCGATGTTAAGCCTGGCTTGTCGCCAACATTCGGATTTCGCATCAATCCTGATTTTGGCCCATATTCAACTGCCACTGTAAGTCATCTTTGGGTAATCGGAACCGGCGAAGTCGTGGTTTCTAAATAAGGAATAAAATATAATGATTATGAATACGATATGGGATCCGAACCTCGGCAATGTGACAAATCCGGTATTTGCTAGTATTGGCGTTGATGGTGGCGGTCTAATAGATTCGGCTAGCGGCATTGCCGGGAAGACTGATTTTATCCAGAGATTGAGTCTGCCGGTTACGGCCGTGACCAATACGGATTTTACTATGTCGGTTCCGGCCGGCGCTACGATTGAGTCGATCGCCGTTTATACGACTACGGCATATACCGGAACAACCGCTAACATCTCTATTGGCAGCGCGCAAGGTGGTGCGCAATATGTGGCTGCTACTTCTATAGCCTCAATTGGAATTGTTCAATTGACATTGGTAAATGCTGCGGCTGCTGCACTGCTTGCCATGCCGGTCGGAACACCTAATGTATTTATCAGGATTGCGCAAAGTACCACACCAACCGCAGTTGGTGCCGGAATGCTTGTTATTAATTATACGCAGGCTTAATGAACGTTCACAATACTGGGTTCAATAAACGTCGCCGTGATATCCCGCCATTAAAGGCCGCGTTTATGCGGGCGCGGAAAGCGGAAACACAATTTGCAATCCGGCTTCGCAAAATAGCCTCGCATATCGGAGACATTGTTCGCGGCTTTGATCCATCGACAAGTGACGGATGGATTCAAATGCATGCGGCGCTTGATCGCTATGCGCAGCTAATCGAGCCTTGGGCGCGCGCGGTTGCGAATCGGATGATCACGGAAGTCGCGGCTCGCGATAAGCAAACGTGGCGTGAGGTATCGGCTCAGATGGGCCGCGCGCTGCATCAGGAAATCGAATATGCTCCTATCGGTGCCACAATGCAGCAGCTTCTTCAAGAGCAGGTTCATTTAATCAAAAGCCTGCCATTGGATGCCGCGCAGCGGGTGCATGAGCTCACTATAGAGGGCATCCAGCAAGGCACGCGAGCAAAGGACATCGCCGCCGAGATCATGCGAACTGGCGAAGTTAGCAAAAGTCGGGCAACGCTGATCGCGAGGACTGAGGTAGGCCGTACCGCAACCGCGCTCACGCAGGCAAGGGCGCAGTTTGTTGGCTCCGAGGGGTATACCTGGGCGACCGTGCGGGATAGCGATGTACGGCCTTCTCACAAGAAAATGGAAGGCAAATTCGTGCGATGGGATAATCCGCCTACGCTGGATAATATGACAGGGCACGCGGGGGCGCTGCCGAATTGCCGATGCGTTCCATTGGTTGTTATTGGGTCGGATTAAGCAATTATGCCCATCAAACAATGCAAACTCCCGAGTGGTAGTGATGGTTGGCAATGGGGCGATTCCGGCAAATGCTATGCTGATCGCGCGGATGCTGAGAAGCAGGCCGCGGCAGCGCATGCTAATGGATACACGGGAGATGACGCTCTAGCGCTAGACAAGGCATCCGTTCGCACCGTCGACCAGGATGGCCATCTCCACATTGCCGAAAGCAATATCTCTAAAGCCACGGTTAATCCATACCTCGGCCGTGAAATCCCGGACTGGAAAGAGCTCGGTCTCGATGGCGATCGAATCTATCATCTGCTCCGCGATCCGGAGGAATTAAAAAAGGCTGTCGACACATTCGATGGCAAGCCGCTGTTATTCCAGCATCGCCCGGTAGATGCCGAAGATCATGCTTATAATACGGTTGTCGGTGCCGTTTATAATCCGGTATTCGATGCGCCATTTTTAAAAGCCGAGCTGGTTGTGTGGCCCGGCAAGGCCATTGATGCAATCGAAGATGGCTCGAAGCAAGAGCTGTCATGTGGCTATCGCTATAAAGCCGATATGACGCCCGGTGTTTATCAAGGGCAGGCTTATGATGGCGTTATGCGAGAAATTCAAGCCAACCATGTTGCGTTGGTTGCTGAGGGGCGCGCCGGTCCCGATGTCGTTGTCGGCGATTCCAATGGAGAAATAATCATGTCAAAGACCGTATTGAGCCGCAAGGCCGCAGTGGCCCAAGGCGCGTTGCTTGTTTATCTGCGGCCAAAGCTGGCACAGGATGCAAAGATTGATCTTACGCCAATTCTTGCAAAGATCACTAAAGACAATTTCAAGGACAGCAAGCCGAGCATCATTACGGCGCTGACAGAGCGGACTAAAGGAAAGCTCGCTCAGGATGCGTCCCTAGATGACGCCGGCTCACTTCTCGATTCGATCGATGCGCTTAGCATTGCCGAGGACGAATGGCCAGATAAGGACAAAGATAAGGCCAAGGGCGAGGACGAGTGGGACGACGAGGACGAGGACGACAAGAAAAAGGCTAAGGACAAAAAGAAGTCCGCAAAAGATGCTGATCTTGATGATGACAAGGGAGACGATAAGGACGAGGAAGAGCAAGAACCAAAGGGTAAGGCCAAGGACAAAAAGAAAGGCGCCAAGGATGGCGAGCCTGACGATCTTGTGACAAAGCCGGCAATGGATGCGGCAATTGCATCGGCTGTGAGAGCAGCAACGGCGTCAGCAATCAAAACACAGAAAGATATTCGCGATGCCGAGCGCGCGGTTCGCCCCTATGTTGGCGACCTCGCGATGGCGCATGATAGCGCGGATGAAGTTTACCGCACCGCTCTTGACGCCATGGGGATCAAAACCGAAGGCATCAATGAGCTTATCGCGCTCAAAACTATCTTGGAAATGCAGCCGAAAGCATCCGATCCTAAGTCAAAGCCGAGGGTTGCTATGGATGCTGCAGGGGTAAAGAGCTTTTCCGAAATGTTCCCAGATGCAGCTCGCATTCGAATAATGTAATCAATGGCTTGATGTTACATTGCGAAATGAACGGCTATTAGCCATGAACTTTGCGATGTTACATCCATTCATTCTAATAAAATCGGCAGCCTCATGTTCTCCAATTGAACTGAGAATGGTAATTGCCGATTCGGCATCTTCATTCATAAGTGCAACCATGGCGTTCGATGCAGCATCAAGCCATTTCTTATCTGAGACAGTAAGATTCTTCAATTTCTTGTCTAAGATATGCTTCAGCATATCTGCGATATGTTTATGATCAGCCCGGTTCATTCGCGTTTCCCATCTGTATCAATCTCTCTAAAAACACTAGCATAATTGCTAAAGGAGATCAAGTATTATGCCTTTCCAAACTTCTGTTGCAACTGTTCCGGCACCGGCTGTCCCGGGTGATTGGGCAAGCTCTAATGTTCGGATGTTTGTTCCGGCTGGTCCAGGTGGACTCGTAACCGGGGCGGCCGGCCTTACCATTGGCAGGTTTGCCTGGCTTCAGCCATCGCCACTAGATCCAAACGAAACTCCGATGATTGTCAATAACTTTGGCAATGGTCAGCCAGCAGGGTTCGTCCATCGTGAACAGCAAGGCCTTCTCACGATTTATCTCGCAGAAACTAGTTTCTTGATCCCCCCTGGGTTTGGCGTCACCTTAATAAGCGGCGGTGATGTTTGGGTCAAAAACGATGGGACGACCGAAGCTCTTTATGATCAGTTCGCCTATGCGAATTATGCCGATGGCAGAATATCATTTGCGGCGGCCGCGGCCGGCGCAACGGCAAGTGCTACCGGCTCGATAGCGGCGTCGACCGGATCATTTACTGGCTCTATTGCCGGCAATGTGATGACGATTACGGCAGTAGGTTCCGGCGTAGTTGTTCCGGGCGGTACGCTCTCTGGAACGGCAGTTGCCACCGGCACGATGGTCGTTGCGCAGCTCACCGGAACGGCAGGCGGCATCGGTACATATTCGGTATCGATCCCCGACCAGGTCGTGGCGTCAACGACGATTTCCGAAACCTATGGCACATTCACGGCGGCTTCCGCACTTGTCGGGCTGTTCGGCGCCGGCGACGTGCTTTCAGGCGCAAGTGTTGTTGCCGGCACTTATATCTCCGCGCTAGGCACTGGTACCGGCGGTCTCGGGACATATATCGTCAGCAATAACACTGTTGTCTCCTCGACAACTATTACGGCTGCGCTGTCATATCAGACGAAATGGCGTGCGCGCTCACAAGGCCCAGCGGGCGGGTTGATTAAAATGTCAACTCACACACTCGGATAAATAATTATATAAGCAACGTGGAAGCGGCCCCGCAATAGCGGGGTTTTTTATTGTTAAGGAGTCCTTTTAAATGAACGTTCAGGAATCAATGCAGGCATGGCGCTCTCATGCGGCGATGCATGAAGCGCGCGGTATTGTGCTGCCGGATGTCAAAGCCTATTTGCCGGATGAATATCGACATAACTTCCAAATGGCGATGGATGCGCAGCCCGCATTATTCACAACGCCTAACTCATCCGTTCCGGCCTATTTGACTACGTATTTCGATCCGGAGATCGTCCGGGTGAAATTCGCGCTCAATAAGGCGGCGCAGATTTTTGGTGAAACCAAGCGTGGGACGTGGATCGATAGCACTTGGCAAATCCAAATGCTGGAAGTCACGGGCGAGGTTTCGACCTACGGCGATTATAATGAAAATGGCCGTGCTGGTATTAACACGCAATGGGAATATCGCCAGAATTATATCTATCAAACGATGATGGAAGTCGGCGATCGCGAGCTTGAAGTTGCCGGCCTCGCTCGGTTAAACTATGTGTCCGAGGTCAATGGCGCGGCGGCCTACAATCTCGACAAGTTTCTGAATTTCTCATATTTCTTCGGGATTAGTGGTTTGCGAAATTATGGTCTGTTGAATGACCCAAGCCTGTCGGCGGCATTGACTCCGGCGGCAAAACAAAATGGCGGCACGGCATGGATGACCACGACAAATGCGCCTAATGCTTCGCCGAATGAGGTTTATAACGATATTCTAACTCTCATTACGCAACTCGTCTCGCAAACAGCCGGGTTGGTGAATGCAGAATCTAAGATGGTTCTTGCAATGTCGCCGGTATCTAAAATGGCGATGAACGCCGAGAACTCCTTTGGTGTAACTACCAAGCAATTGATGGCGGATAATTTCCCGAACATCAGAATCGAGGACGCAGTTCAATACGGCGCACAGTCCACATTGAATCCACAAGGGAACCTTGCCGGCAATCTTGTACAGTTGATTGCAGACTCGGTTGATGGGCAAGATACTGGGTTTTGTGCATTCTCCGATAAAATGCGCGCTTCTCCGATGATTCGGGCGACTTCCAGCTTCAAGCAAAAGCTTGTTGCCGGAACCTGGGGGGCCGTGATCAAGATGCCGATTGCGATTGCCCAAATGGTTGGGGTCTAATAATGGCGCAAGGCATTAATCCTCCGATCGCTTCCTCATCAAATCAAACTGTCAGTGTGGCGTCGCGACTTCCTTTTCCATTGATACTTCGCACTTTTGATATGGTTGAGAAATACGATGATGGCGGCAAGCGCCTAATCAAAGTTGCACAGCAACGTCCGGAGACGGTCACGATAAATGGTCTCGGTACTCCTCCAAAAACACGGCGCGAGGATCAAGCGCAGATTATCGGAGGATATGCGATAACTCATAATGTGCCTATCGATATATGGAAGGCATGGTTAGAAGATAACAAGAAGTCTGATTTCATTGTAAATAGGTTAGTGTTTGCTAATGAAAAACCGGCCGATGTGGAAGATAGAGCGAAAAATAATGCCAAGTCCGCGCGTAGTGGGCTAGAGCCGCTGAATCCTGAAAAGATCATCAGGAATGGTCAGCGCGTCCCCGCAGATCCACGTATTCCACATGTTATCGATCCAAATGATGGGCCATTGATTGCATGACGATATTGGCAACCGATTTTATCGCAGCGTTCCCGGAATTTAATACGCCCTCTTATCCAATTGCGCAAATCAATTTCTGGATTCCACAAGCATATAATCAACTCAATGCATGCCGCTTCGGAGTAACACTTGATTTAGCCGCAATGCTTTTTGTTGCTCATAATCTTGTATTGTCCGCGCGGGATGCGGCTATTACGGCTAATGGTGGCATTCCTGGCCAGTCGTCAGGGCCGCTTAATTCAAAAGGCGTTGATAAAGTTCATGCTGGCTATGATACTACGGCCAATCAGAGTCCGGGGGCCGGCATGTGGAATGCGACTTCTTATGGCCAGCGCCTTTATAGGATGATGATATCGAATGGTGGGTTTGTCTATTTTCCTGGCAGACAAACAGCGGCGCTGAATAGATGGCCAACGCCTAACTGGCAATTTGTTCCATGAACATTGAACAGAAAAGCCATACCGCGCAATTCCGAAAAGCTCTTGAAGGACTTTTAAAACGCGAGGTCCTTGTCGGCATTCCGGCGGCCAACGCGGCGCGCGATCCGGAACCGGGGGAGACAACGGTGGCGACAAATGCACTCCTTGGCTATGTTCATGAGTATGGGTCTCCCGCTAAAAATATTCCTGCTCGCCCATTTTTACATCCGGGCATTGCCAATGCGCGAGCCGACATCGAAATTCATATGAAAAAAGCCGGTCAACTAGCGCTTCACGGCAAGCAAGATCAAATCGACCAGGAACTAGAAAAGGTCGGGCTTATTGCGCAAGTATCGGTTCAGAAGAAGATAACAGATGGACCGTTTGAGCCATTGAAGCCAGCTACGCTGGCGGCACGGCGCGCTCGCGGACGAACCGGAACTGCTCCCTTACTTGACACTGGCCAGCTCAGGCGGGCCATTACCTATATCGTGCGATAATGCCATCCCTTGACGTTACGGATATTCTAACAGATCCTGATTTTGCCGACAGATTTTCGGTTGCTAGATTTACTCAGACTATTACGCTTGGTGGGATAGCAAGCGATTCGTCAGTTATCTATAATAATATATCCGGCGTCGTCACCGCCAATGACGATATTGATTTGATAAAGATGCCGGATGGTGAATTGCTTTCCGGATCGATAACCATCATTACCAAATTTAGATTGACCAACGGCGCCGGCACCACGGATGCAGATGTTGTGACATGGCATGGTCGTCAATATCAAGTCAAGACAACTGGCGACTGGAGTGGATGGGGCGCTGGGTTCATTGAGGCTCTCTGTGTGCTGAAGGTGGTAAGCCCATGATCGATCATGATCAGTCCAAGTTCGTTGATTTTCATCATTACGAACAGCGAATTGCCACATTGGAAGCGAAGCAGCGCATGGTTCACGAAGCCATGCTCGCCTATGTCGAGGCAGATATATCTGCAACATGGATGGCTACCGCTAAGGAACTCAGCGAGGCGCTTCATAAGGCGCTATATGACGAAGTCTGTCTTCATGGTCAACAGCGCTGATGAGTAACGACTCATCTATATACATTCATTTCTTTTACACATGAATAATTGGACAGATGCCATTCGAATGCATCAATTGGCTCCAAGATACCGCTAAGCGAGGCTAGGAATTTAATCTCGTCAAAATGGTAATCTTCTTGCTGATCTGGGTGGGCCACGATCCATAAATCACGCAATGTCTCTACATCGATATCTTCCTTAGCTCGGAAAACGCCATGCACGGAATAGTCACTATATTCTCCAGTAGTGATAGTAAATATTGCGCCTTTGGGGATCGGGATCATTTTTGATGTTTTGCTCATTTTTTGTATCCTTGTAATCACTCCTTATCAATTTAGGACATGCCTTGTCAAACGATTCCTCAACCGGCGGCTATCTTGTTCCGTCAAGTGCGCCACCTATCGAAGATATCGCGCTCGATGCGTTTTTGCAAGGCGCCGTGGTTGGCATGACAGGCCTGCCTGGGCCTATGGTTCGGCCGCGCTGGCAAACACCGTCGCCCAAGCAGCCGGAGGCAACGGTTGATTGGTGTGGGGTAGGCATCCTTTCCGAAACGCCGGAATATAGCGCATATACACGGCATTGGCGTGGCGAGCCATCCAATCCCAATGATCCGGCCGGGCAAGGCTATGACGAGCAGCGCCGTCATGAAGTGCTGGAGGTCATGGCGAGCTTCTATGGCCCGAACTCACGGGGCAATGCAAACATGTTCCGAGCCGGGCTTGCGGTCGATCAAAATCGGGAATCGTTCTTTTTACAAAACATGAATATCGTCGCTTCGGATTGCAAAATAATCAACACATCGGAATTGATCAATGAGGTTTGGTTTCGCCGTGTCGATCTGACATTTTGTGTCCGGCGCGAGATCGATCGCACATATCCAGTTCTCAATATTCTATCAGCTCCAATTACGATTGAGGGCGATACCGGCAATACGAATGCATTCAGTGCCGGGCCTAATCCCCCGCAGGTTTAACAGCTAAAATTCAATCATCGATAATTCTAAGCCCCATTGCGAAAGCAAGCGGGGCTTTTTTTATAAGGAAATATCATGGCGCCCACGGGCCTCAACGTCTCCGACGTCGTCAATGTTCAAGTTAATATTGCGCCACTCGCCGCGACGTTTTCTAATTTTGGCAGTCTTGTGATTATTGGCTCGTCGCCGGTAATCGATACGACCGAGCGTATTCGTCTCTACACGACGCTTGCGGGTGTGACAAGCGATTTTGGCACAACCTCTCCAGAGTGGCTAGCGGCGGATCTCTTCTTTTCACAAAGTCCACAGCCGGCGTTTTGTTATATCGGCCGCTGGGCACAATTCGCCACAAGCGGCATTCTTCATAGTGGTGTGATGTCGCCTACTATGCAACTTCTCTCCAATTTCACATCAATATCTAATGGCGGTTTTTTGGTTTATGTTGATGGCGTGCCATGCTCATTGACTGGTATAGGACTTACTGGCGCGCTTAATCTCAACGGTGTGGCATCGGCTATTCAAACAGAATTGCAAACTTTGGCGGCAGGGGCAACATTTGTTTGGAATAGCAACATTCAAAGATTTGATATTACTTCTGGAACGACCGGAGTTACAAGCTCCGTAAGCGCAGCACGTGCGCCAACCGCAAGTGGATGGATTAGTTTCCCGGTGAATCCACTAGCTGGTGCCTCGGTTACCATCAATGGCACAGTTGTAACATTTGTTTCTTCTGGGCCGACTGGCAATCAGGTGCTGATTGGTGGCACGACAGCCGCAACAATGGCTAATTTAGTAGCGTTTGCTAATCCGTCATTAGATGTTAATATTTCTAAAGTGACGCTTTCAATACCGAATGTGGTCGGAACAAAGGTTTATGTCGTTTCGGATTTGGCTGGTACGGCTGGAAATGCCTATACATTGGCTGCATCAGCCGCTACGGTATCAGGCGCTACGCTGACCGGGGGAAGCGGTACAGACCTTTCGGTGTTGACTAATACGACATTGAGTACTGCTTCTGCTCCGGTGATCGGCGTAAATCCCGAGACGGCTCTCGCATGCATCGGAGTGCTAGATAATCTTTCCGGTGTGTGGTACGGAGCAACATTCGCCACTGCAACTCCGCCGGCCGATTCAGACTATATTGCTGTCGCTGGATATATCGAGGGCGCTAATAGGGCGCACATATTTGGCGTCTCGACGCAGGCGCCGGGAGTCCTCGATCCAACAAACAACTCTGATATCGCCAGCTCCATAAAGGTGTTGGGATACAAACGTACGTTTGAGCAATATTCGTCTTCCAGCCCATATTCTGCGGCTTCAGTATTCGGTCGTGCATTCACTGTCAATTTCAGTGCTAATAATTCTGTTATAACTCTTAAATTCAAGCAAGAGCCAGGGATTGTTGCAGAATTCATAACGGAATCGCAGGCCCAGACATTAACCAATAAAAATTGTAATGTCTTCGTGAACTTCCAAAACGCTACTGCAATTATTCAGCAAGGCGTGATGGCTAACGGATTTTTCTTTGACGAGGTCCACGGAACAGATTGGCTTGCGAATGCAGTGCAGACCAATGTTTATAATCTCCTTTATCAGTCTCCAACCAAAATTCCCCAAACTGATCCAGGTATGCATCAGATCGTCAATGAGATCAATGATACTTTGCAGGGAGCCGTCAATAATGGTCTTGTGGCACCTGGAAGATGGACCGGACCTCCGTTCGGTCAGTTAAATACCGGGGATACGTTAACCCTTGGTTATTACGTCTTTGCGCCGCCAGTAGCAACGCAGGCACAGGCAGATCGAGAAGCTCGTAAGTCGGTGCCGATCCAATGCGCGATTAAGCTCGCTGGGGCCGTACATTATGTAAATGTCATCATCACCGTGAATAGGTAATCAAATGGCAACTTATTCTTTTTCAGATGTCAATGTCGCGATTACCGATCCGGCCGGATCATTCTCTATATCTCCCGGAGGAGGCATTGCCGAAGAGGGAGTTACGATTGCGCTCGAAGGCGATAAGACAACAATCGTATGGGGCTGTGATGGTACACCAATGACCTCGCTTCATGCGGCACAGGGAGGTACAGTGTCCATACGTCTACAAAAAACAAGTCCCACAAATTCTTTGATGTCGTCGCTTTATAAGCAAACCACGAACAGTTCCGCGAATTGCGGAAACAGCACGATTACCGTCCGCAATCCGACCCGTGGCGATACGATCGTTTGTCTTTTGTGCTCGATCAAAAAGATTCCTGACAATGTCAATGCCAGGGAAGGAGGGATGCTTGATTGGGTATTTAATGCCGGGGTTATTGACGAAACTCTCGGAGATGGCAGTCCCGGTAGTACGACAATTCTAGCGGGGTGATATGGCTGAATTCGAGATTAATGGAATAACTTACAAAAATAAAAAATTGTCCGCAATGGATCAATTGGATTTAATGCTCGATCTATCGCCGCTTTTGGTCAGCGTTAAGGATCTTATCGGCTTAGATAAAGATTCCTCCTCTGATGTTGATTCTGGCGAAGCAAAACGGACTTTGCAAATAAAGGTGGTTTCGCAAATCGCAACCTCAATAGCAGATATGCCGCGGGAGAAGACACATGCTCTCATTGCCGTATGCATGGGTTCGTGCGAACGCAAAATGGTTGCAGGCAAAGGCTGGGCAAAGGTATGGAATGAAGCGGCGCACCAGCCAATGTTTGACGATATCGGCCTGATGGAAATAGGCGGTATTGTCATTGCTGTGCTACAGGATAATTTCCAAAATTTTTTACCAGGCACAGGCTAGAATTTACTAGTCATGTGCCGCACCTAGATTATGATGTTGTATCTTTGCCGAATGGGCGAGATTGGATCATGCGGCCAGTTATAAGCCGGCATATTAAGTTCAGTGAATTGTTTGATGGAACATATGATCTTTGCAAAATTGCCGAATTGAACGAGGCGATCGAAGCGGACGCCGAGAATCAATTCAGGGCGCACGAGGCGATGAACAAGCGCGATGGCCGCCCCTAATATACTAGAACATTACTTGGTCAGCCTCTCGATGAAGGGGCCGACCTCGACGGAAGTGCGCGAGGCGGAGAAGGCATTTGATGCGCTCGCCGAGGCGGTTGCCATTGTTGTGCCGACAATTACCGCGGCGGCTACAGCAATTGTATATGCGACGGATAAGATCGCGGCCGGATTAAGCAAGCTATATTATGAAGCCCAAAAAGCAAATGTCTCGATTAGGACTCTTGATGCCGCCGGCAAGGCGATGGTGCAGTCCGGCACGACCTTAGAGAAATTTCACGCTGATTTTGATAAATTCTCAGAAAAGCTTAGATTATACCCTCAATACAAGGATGTGTTAAAAAGGCAATTAGGACTGAGAGACGAAGATTTTAAAGATGCGGCAACCGCCCATCAAGCATATTTGAAAGCGATGGCCGAGCGCCGCAAACATGGCGACATGCAGGTCGGCATGCTCGAGCTGATGAAGACGGACGAGGATGTTATTCTCGCCCGCGGCCGTGCCGTCTACGATCCGTATTTTCAAAAACAGATGGAGAGCAATGAATATCTTCCGGAGGCGGCCGAGAAGGCGGTTGCTCTAATCCGGTCATTGGACGCGCTTGGCGATTCGCTTGAGACTCTTGGCCGCAAAATGGCCGCGGCGCTATTTGACAAATATGGCATCGTCCTCGACGACATGACGAAGTGGGTCAATGAGCATTCCGAGGAGATCGTTGCCGATCTAACAACGGTTGTCGACCAGCTTGTGCTTGCCTGGAGGGACATCGAGCCTGTAGCGGTTCCTGCGGTGCATCTAATCGCTGCCGGGCTAGATAGGACAACGGCGGCGCTCGACCGACTTCTGGGCTCGCCGGACGGCCAGCATGGTGGCTTGCATGCGGTTCGCTATGTGCTGGACGCGCTGGCGGTTTACATCGCCGGTAAGTGGGCGCTGAAGCTTGCTGGACTTCTTGGAATCCGCGCATTGATCCGGCTCTTGCCTGGTGGCGTGGCCTTTCTGGCGGCATATGAAGGCGCCGAAGCATTTGCCGGAGATCCTGGGCATGCGCTTGGCGGCTCTGGAGCTGCTGCTGCGGAACGGCTTTGGAATAGAACTCCTGGCATTGGGAAGGCCGAGGGAGACGATCCTTATGGCCTCGATCATCCCGGCTGGCATCCGGGAATGCCGAAGGAGGAAACGCACGCTCAGAAAGCTCCAACCACACCACTACTTGCCATGCCAGAGCCTGGAACGCAAGATTACATCAAGAAAGGCGGTTATGGTCCATTTTCTCACGATCAGAACGTGGGGGCAGGGCAGGATTTTAACATTCCTGGTGCACAAGGCGCATTCCATCCAATCGCTGGTGCAGCTAGTGATATTCGAGGATTTAATCTAGGCAATATTAGAGCCAAGGAAGGAGGATTTAAGAAATTTGAGACACCGGCGGATGCTGCGCATGCAATAATTGAACAATTATCTCGATACAAAACAATGTTTGCAAATATGAAGGGTGTTGATACATTAGCCGGCGAGCTTAAGAAATATGCCCCACGCGCGGACCGCAATGACCCGGCTGAATATGCGCGTCAGGTTGAGCAATGGACGGGGCTTCCACGGCACGCTAAGTTGGATTTAAATAATCCAGAAGTTGCAGCAAAAGTTGCTTATGGGATTACGCGGAAGGAGGGCCACCTTCAAGGGCGGACTCTAAATGATTTCTTGGATATATTTGTTAGACACGGAGCCCCTTTGCGGCATTCGTTCGGGCATCCGCATCAAGTTCGCAAGCAGTGGGTGAATAATATCGGATCTAGGAAGCAGGTCACAAATATACAACTAGCGTCGACCGATCCGCATACCGCGGCATCCGAGATAGCAAGGCATATGAAATCCATACATGCCGGCACATTGCGTTCGTTAGATAGGCTAGCCTGATGGCCGACGATATCCTTTCAAGTTTTTTGGTCAAGATAGCGTACGACCAGGATCAAAAAAGCCGCAAAGATTTTGATGAGGGCTTAAAGCGGGTCCAAACTCGTGCCGAGGAATTCGGCGCAAAGATTGGTGAGCTGCCGACAATTGTTAGTGATGCAACAAAGCGAATTTCATTCTCGCTTAGCGAATTATGGTATGCATCGCAGAAGACCGGCGCATCGGCGGAACAAATAGATGCATTGCGCAAGGCGGCAGTACAGAGCGGTGAGGGGGCGGATAATGCCCAGCGCTCGTGGGAGGGCTGGTCCGAGACATTTCGTAAATTTGGCGACGCGGCCGCAAGACAACTACAAAATTTATATGGCATCAAATATGATCCCAAGGATAGCTTCGGCGCCTTCCTGAAGGCACGAGAGAAGGCCGCAAAAGAATATAATGAGGCAACGGACAAGGAAGGCAAGGGGCGTGCGATCGCAAGGGCTAGTGCGCTTAGCATTGAAGAAGATGCCTTAATAAAACATCGGCAAGATATTTTTGGTCCATATTTCGAAAAGCAATTAGCTAGCAATTTAGGCATAGAGGCCGAGAAGGCTGCAGCGCTTACCCGCGCATATAATGCATTGTCGGATGCGATTCAAACAGTCGCGCGGAAAGCCGATGCTGCGCTATTCGACAAGTTCATGGCCATTCTTGATCGGATTACAAGCTGGCTTAATGATGATTCCGACCGTATCGTCAAGTTTTTCACAGAGCTTGTTACGCAGATCGGCCATGTTTTTACGGATCTTTCCAAACTTGGCCCGGTTTTTGTGTTCCTATGGGATGCACTAAAAGAGGTCGGCGGCTGGCTACAAAAAATCATCGGGCAGCCGGACGGAACCGGTCTTGCCGGTGTAAGGCATCTCCTAGAACTTATTAGTGGCATCGTGATGGTTCGGTTCGTGGCCAGCATGGTAGCTGGCTTCATTGCCGCGTTTGCGCCACTGACGGCGTTGCTGGCGGGGCTAGCGGCGCTCGGGATCATTGGGGTTGGTGCCTATGCGGCCGGCGAGGCTGTCCGGGGTTGGTTGGGCGGCGGCGCTGGTGCTGGGGGTGCTGGCGGCGGCTTTGGGCCAGGGGAAGGCACGGAATCTGGCGGCCATGGCGCTCAGCGCCGCGGCAGGTTTGGGCATGGCGGCGCTCGAGGAGGGGGTGGCGGCGCAGACGCTGGCGGCGTAAATACAGGCGGAACATCGCGAGAAAGGATTGCTACAGCAATGGCCGCGATGAAAGATCAGCTACGCAAGGAAGGAGTACCGGAAGCTAGTATTCATGCGGCGGCGGCCCTCATGGTTGGGCAAGCCATGTCTGAGTCTTCATTAGATCCCAATGCCGTGCACGATCAAGGTACTGGCTTTGGCATCTATGGTGCGCGTGATCCTCGAAATGAACGCAATCCCGATTTTCGCAGAAAGACCAGAATGTTGGAATGGCTAGCTGCACATGGCTACGCAAAGAATTCTTTGGAGGGGCAGTCGCGTCAAATGATTCATGCGGCCATGACGGACCCACGATTTGTGAGGACGCGCAATCAGCTTATGAGAGCAAGCGAATCTGGTCTAGCATCAGCTACACATGTGATAACACCTAATTTTGAAGGGCCATTGGTTGATAATAGCGGACAGCGAATTCCGCATGTGAGGGCTGCTTTCGGACATCATCCAATTACAAACCCTCTTGCGCATATTCCACCAGCATCAGATTTTCATAAGGCGCTTGAAACAATTCGGGCCAAGCCATCAACGCCATGGCAGCAGTCAATGAATGAAATTCATGATCACCGCGCCGTAACTAATGATGTGAATATTCACATTGCTGGCGACTTCCCAGTTGAAAAGACAGAGCGTCCATTAAGTCGTCCGCGCAATGCGGATTCGATCAGGAACACGACGAGCTATGCGGCTTAGTTGGCGTTGTCGATGATTGACATTTCTTTATCTAAGGCCTTGCACGCTATTTTTTTGCCTACTTTGGCGACATAATTATCAAAGGCTTTTCCGCCACTCATTGCGAGATAAAACAGGGTATCTTCTGACAAATGGCCGCACCGTCTAGCAAGTGTCTCCATTGCAATGCCTGCCGGGCGGTCAAGCCAGTTGTCATTGCATACCATTGACCCGTGCGTAAAATATCCATTAGCGACCATGCTGTCTGGGTTGCACGAAACATTTGTTTCGGCGTGCGCCGATATCACAATAGCACCAATGAACAACAGCGCAAATAGAAATCGCAGCGCCTTCGGAAACAGGATTGCGAAGAGGATTAAGGCAAGCATGGCTATAATCATTGTTCTTACTCCAGGTCTGAATGACCGTATGTGGTGCATTCCGGCGGAAGACAGAATGGCCGTTTGATTTTGCATATCAATGTCAAGCCATGTCCTGATTGGACGGTGACTTCACCGTCGTCATAATTAGAGGTCTTTGGAAACCAGCACTGAGAATCGCCTATAACATTCCAGGTTTCTTTTGCTGTTGTGCCAGAAATTAGCGCCGCCGAGATTGCGACAGCAATAAGTAAGTTTTTCATTTCTTTTCCTCCCGATATTGATCGATAATTCTCCGAATGAGGTCCGAGACCGTTATTCCAAGCCGCGCAGCTTCCTTTTCAAGGAAATCAAGTTGCTGGGCAGTCAGTGCAATCGATCGCTTCTGTCTCACGGGTTCTATTCAGCACCCCTTTTTGCAGTTTGTCAAGCACAATCGGATAATAAATGGGCCGGCAATGGCTGCGTGCCTGGAATCTCTCGGCCGGCGGCGTAAGCTGTGGCGGTGATCTGAGAGTCGTCTTCGACATTAAGGGGATGACGGAATTTCAGCCTATCGCCGCATCTATATGTGTTTACAATCTTGCGCCAAGCACTGCAAAGGCGATCCTTGCTGCCATGGGCAAGAAGGCTGACTTTTCGGCCGGCTATCGAGATAATATGGGGAAAATATTTTCCGGTGACATAAAGTGGGTGAACCTCGGAAAGGATAACGCAACCGATACGACAACGACAGTTTTTGCCGCTGCTATGGATGAACCACATAATACGGCTGTCGCCAATAAGAGCTTTAAGGCAGGCAGTACCGGACTAGATCATTATAAATATCTGTTGTCGACCATGAATGGCATGAACGCCGGGAATATACCGACAGACGATTTGATGAGTCTCAAATATCCGCGTGCTGTGTCAATGTTTGGGATGGCAAAGCATTACATGCATATCCTGGCAAATAGCGTTGGAGGCGTCGCGCATTATGATCATACCGACTCTAAGCTTCATATAACAAAACCGGATGATAAAGGAACCGGATCTCCGGTTATTGTCAATCGGGCGACTGGAATGATTGGGCTGCCGACGCAGACACCGCGCGGAATAAATGTGCGGATATTGATAAATCCGCAAATCAAGCTGAATTCGCTCATCCATCTCGACTCGAAATCAATTCAGGGATTTACGCCAGAACTAACCCGCGAGGGACAGATCAAGATAGACAATAGCTTGTTTCAGGGCGGCTTTGATCCGGCTGGGATATATCGTGTTACATTTATAGAGCATGTTGGCGACTCTAGAGGTGATCCTTGGTTCATGGAGCTATCATGTGTTGCGCAAAGCGGATCTGGGACATTGAGCCAATTGCGGTCCGGGAATGGCTAACAGATGGCTATTCTTGATACCAATTTCGCTTTAATAACTCATCCAAATCCGCGCATTATAGGAACTATTATTCCTGATATTGTGGTCGAAGAAATCGGGCACGATCAACTTCAAATAACGGAATTTCCGGTTGAATCGGGTGCCCCGATTTCTGATCACGCTTACAAGCGCCCTCCTGAAATCATTATGCGCTGTGGGTTTTCGAACAGTACGGTGCAATCCGAAGGATATGTTCAGCAAGTTTATGGATTGCTTCTCGACTTGCAGGACGGCCTACAGCCGTTCAACGTTACGACCGGGAAGCGACAATATAGCAATATGATGGTTTCGTCACTCCTGGTCACAACCGATCAGGAAAGCGAATATGCTCTCAATGTCGTTGTCGGCCTGAAGATGGTCATCATTACCAATACATCCGGTGGTGGTGCAACGACAGCAAATCAGGCATTGCCTGATCAGACATCGGCACCGCAAAATTTTGGACCGGAGCAGCCTATAAGTCAAGGAGCCGGTAATAATTTCGCGCAGGTGAATGCATTTGCTGCCGGTGGTCTATCTCCGTCAACTCCGGTTTTTCAATGAATGTCACAGAAATTCGAGATTCCGCTGACAAGTGCAAATACGCTATTGAATATAGCAATTGCCGGCGTAACTTATAATTTGAGATTGATTTATAATCAAACTCTCGATTCAAGCGCATGTTGGCTTTTGGATATAAACGACGCGAACAATATTCCCATGGTTTGCGGCATCCCGCTTGTTCCAGGTGCCGATATGATTGGACAATATAAATATCTTAATTTCGGATTTATTTTGTATTGCTTTACGGATGGAAATAGGGATGCCGTGCCGACGTTTGCCAATCTAGGGACGACGTCACATTTATATTTTGAGACGCTATGACTAGCCCATTCTTTGCCGAAATTCCAGGCACTACCGATGACGAGGTGATTGCAAATGCAATCCGCTCGCATTTGACTCAAATATGGTCAGCAATGCCTGCAATCGTGGCAAAGGATACCACGGACGGGCATATTGCGCAATTGCAAATTGCGGTTAACGGTACGGTCATTGATGGAGATGGAAAGAAGACTAATCCCGCCTATCCGCTTATAGATGACGTCCCAATTCATCATCATGGCGGCGGAAAGAATGTCCACACAATGCCGGTTGTGAAGGGCGACGAAACACTTGTTGTGTTTTCCTCGCGCCCGCATGATACGTGGCATCAAAACGGCGGCACGGAAAATAATCCAATTGATTCGCGCACTCATCATATGAGCGATGGGTTCACGATCCGCGGATATCGCAGCGATCCGCGCAAGATCAAAAATGTATCCAATGTATCGGCGCAAAATCGCAGTGAGGATGGCAAGCATACTCATGATGTGCATCCGGTCAACGGGATCACGACAAAATCCGTCGACAAGGACGATAAAGCCGATAATCCCTGGAAAGACGCCAAAAAATATTTCCAATCTTTCGTCCTTGGGCAAACCGGAGTTTACCATCAGGCGGTTGATGGAAACACAACGCATCAATCAACGGTTGATCATAATCAAATCACTCATTCGTTGAAAAATGGCCAGCATTCTATAACGCTGGATAGTGTCGCAAATACGATCGTTCATAGCCTTTTCAACGGCCAGCATAAAATCAAGCTTGGAAGCGGCGGAATAGACAGCACGTCGAATGCCGAAATATCGCATAGCGCGCCTAGTGTTAGTTTGACTGGCAGTAACAATACAAATATCACGGCGCCGCAAAACAACATCAACGGCAATACGAACATTGCCGGCAACACGAACATCAGTGGAATTCTTAGCGCGCTTGGCGGTATATCGGGTGGCGGAGGTGGCGGGATTTCGGGCGGCGGGGCGGTTACTGGATCGAGTGTTGCGGTAACCGGGGCGGTTGCAGGGGCCACGATTCAAACGACGGGGTTTACGGTAGCATCACTCAATGCCGCGTTTCCACCGGCTAGCAATGTAGGCATGCGGGCCTACGTGACAGATTCGGTTCCTGCGCCCGCTTTTTTGAGCACACTAACCGGCGGCGGTTCAGTTGTATGCCCGGCTTTTTGCAACGGTGTGGCTTGGGTGGCGGGTTAACCGATGAGATATCGAAAACTTGCGCAACCGCCTAATATAAATGTATTTAACTATCAAGGCGGTGATTATGTAATGGGTCATGGATCGTCAGATTTCTGGATTAATGTCCCGGATGCGCCGGCGCAAGCCGCTCTAACCCGCATGTATCTTTTTCTCGGTGATTGGTTCCTTGATACCTCTGACGGTACTCCATGGAATACTCAGGTTCTAGGTCATTACACCAGGAACACTCGTGATCCAGCAATTCAATCGCGCATTCTCGGGACGCAAGGTGTTAAGGCGATTCTCGTCTATTCGTCAAATGTGGCGCGCGATACACGGGCTTTCACGGTCAACGCCGAGATTGACACAATTTATGGAGCAATATCTATTCCGACATCTCCGGCAAATATATCTTCTCTAATCCCAGTGAATGTGATGATCCCCACTATTTCTGGAATTGTGCAAGTAGGCCAGACGCTTGTTGCAACAGATGGAATGTGGACGAATATAAGATGAATACAGTTACTTTAATAATAATTTCTGGCACTCCGAAGGTAGGAACTTCAATTGTTGCAACTTTCTGTAATTGCGCAGGATGGTCAAATACTAGCCGCAACGTGGTCGGATATACGATGAGTTTCACATATCAATGGAACCGTTCTGGGGCTCCGATTAGGGGAGCTACGAATTCGACCTATACGCCTGTAGCTGCCGACGTTGGTAAGACCTTGACGGTTTCCGTTATTGCAATTAATTCTATTGGTTCAAGCTCTGCTGCGACTAGTGAAGCTACCGTTCCTGTAATTGATGTCAGTCCGACAATTGCTACCCCAGCAATAATTTCCGGCACTCCGCAGGTAGGCGCTCCAATTACCGCAACAGATGCGGTATGGAATCATACCGTCACAAGTAGCGCGTATCAATGGAAAGCGGGCGGCGTCAATGCGATGGGCCCCGGATCGGCAACGTTAACTTATACTCCCATCACCGCCGATATTGGGTTAACTTTAACACTTACCGTGACGGCAACAAATACAGGTGGGGCTAGCGCGCCATCGACAAGCGCCGCATCTGCAGTGGTTATTAATGCAATCAACACGATGATAATTATGACACCGTTCTCACCAACGGTTGTCAATGCTAACCAAGTCACGGCGCCGGCATTGCAATATATTGCAATATCCGATGCAAATGCTGGGGTGCCTAGAGCGCCATTAGCTGTTCACGTATTAGCGCCTGGGCAAGTCAATGTAGAGGTTTGGACCCATGGCGCATTTGCGGTCCGACTTACTGGTGACGTGGCTGGAAATTTCACCGGAAATCTTGACCTTACGGCTGAGGCTGTAGGGCCATTATTGATGGCTGTTTTTACTTGGAACAAGCCGCCTGGTGATAATACCTATACAGTTCATCTTTCTGCGCGGATGATACTGCAAGTCCAGGGCACGCCGGCTGGTATCGGGTCGCTTCCGGTTGGTGCAAGTGGGATGCCTCTTACTTGGAGTGATGAATTTACATCACTCAGTGCAACGCCAGTTAAGCCGGGCACTGGGGTATGGCCTACCGGTTTGGCCCCTACGGCATCCGATGGATTCACTTGGTATGAAAATAAGCCAGGTGGTGGCGATTTCGGTGACGCGGCTTTCGAGCACACCGATTCCGTCTACAATCCTTATACAATCATAAATAGTTTCCTTCGCATCCGCTCAACCTATGATCCAAATTATGTTGATCCATATGGCTTTGGCCGGCACTGGCGCTCCGGACTTCTTGCAACTGCTTTTCCTGATGGAACATCTAATCTTCCGTTGCTGAGCAATGGATATTATGAATCCCGTATCATGATACCAACTGCTGATACGAGTTTTAACATTCCAGCGAGTGGCGGGACATGGCCGGCGTTCTGGACTCTTGATAAGGATGCCGTCACCAATACCTCGATTGGCAACGTCGAGTGGGATATTGGTGAATGGTATGGAGTGGATGGTACTATATGGCACGCCAACGTGCACAGCTACTCACCTGCGACGGGGCCAAATACAGCTATATTTTCAGGTGCCCCGGCACCGGGCGGCGCTGATCTTTCGTGGGATTTCCACCGTTATGGATTGCAAGTCACGAATACTACGGTCTCGGCATATTTCGATGACGTACTAAAGGGAACCGTAGCAAAAAGCGCCTTGCCAGGCGGCTTGCAGATTAATGTATTCCTTATGCTCAATTTGGCCATGGGCAGTGGCTGGCCTGATAATGCGCCACCGGCTGGCTATTACGATATGTGGATTGATTATGTTAGGTATTATGCCAACTACACGCTAAGCGTTCTCACATTAAGTGCTAATGTATTCGCGCATGGCAACAATCCGCAAGGTTCCGTGATTGGAACGGTGCAGGGGCTGACTCCATCTTCATCGCTGGCGCTGACTGATTCACACTCCGGTGCGGTACAGCTCGTGTCTGGAGTTATTCAGGTCGGCCCTACGCCTCCAGCAACGGCGGGCACATTTAATATATCGCTCACTGAAACTCTTGCAGCGGCTCCAAATTCCCCGAATGTGACGACGCTTTCGATAAACGAGCTGGCAGGTGGCGGGACACTGTCTGGGTCGGTTGTCTTGTTTACGACTGGACAAGCTATTAATCTTACGACGCTTGGCACGAGTGACTGGGCGGCTTTTGGCTATAATGTCAACGCTGCTTCGATCGAGCGCAAAAGCACTGGAGGCTCACAGATAAGTGCGCTTAGCCAAGTTGGTGCGGTTGCTTTGTTGAATTATAACGCGGCAAGTGGTGGTTTTGCTTCAACCTGGACAGACGGAAGTCCGGATGCCTCAGTTACCGGCGAGGGGTATTTGGTCTATAGCCAATCATCAACTTCAGGACCGGGAATGTCGTTTACTGTGCCGGCTGATACCACAACAAGAACTCTCAAAATATATGTTGGAACTAGCGTTGGCGGTAGTGCGGCATTTTCAAATGGAAAATTGACAGCATCTCTAAGCGATGGGGCTGCTATTCCTTATACTGATACGAGCGTTTCAGGCGGTGTTAATAACGGACTGGCGACATATACAATCGTCTATAAGGCCGCGTCTGCAGCGCAGACTCTAACAATTCAGTGGTTGAACAATACATCAATCGGACAAAACGTGACAATATTTGCTGCTACGCTAGCATAAGACGGCATTTATCATGGGCGCTACTCCGATAGCTTTTATTGATTCATTTGGAATTCACAAACCGGACTTTCCGACAGAGTTAGCGTATTTTACCTCACAGTTCCAATCAATTTTCGGCGCCGATATATATCTTGGCAACGACTCTCAGGACGGTCAATTCGTCGGTCTCTTAGCGCTCACTCTAGACGACGTCAACAATCAAGCAATCGAGGTCTATAATTCTTTCTCGCCCGCTACCGCGCAAGGGACTGGGCTTGCCTCTAATGTCAAAATAAACGGCATAGCTCGTAAAGTGCCGTCCTTTAGCACAGTTCCGGTTATAATCGGGGGCCAAGCCGGAACTGTGATAAACAATGGATTTGTTACGGACATTAACGGAGTTCGGTGGAATCTCCCTACCTTGGTCACGATTCCATCATTGGGTCAAATCACGGTCACCGCAACATGCGCGGTTCTTGGGGCCATTACGACGACTGCGGGGCCCGCTACAATAGGCAATCCATCTTTTGGCTGGCAGAGCGCTGTTTTCTTCGCTGCGGCCACTCCTGGAGCCCCTGTGGAGAGCGACGCGGCCTTGCGGCAGCGGCAGGCTATCTCGACCGCTATTCCCTCCAAGACCTCGCTTGAGGGAACGATTAGCGCGCTCGCCGCACTCCCAAATGTCAATCGAATTGTCGCCTATGAAAACGACACGGCATTTCCGGATGTGAACGGCCTACCCGGACATAGTGTGGCGTTTATAGTCGATGGCGGGGATACAACTGCAATAGCGACTACGATCGCTCTTAAAAAACCTCCAGGTGCATGTTCCACATATGGATCGATAATCACGCCGATTATAGATGCTTATGGGATCGTTCATAACATTGCATATTTCCCGCCTGAAATTATCAATATCTCAATCAATGTGATCGTTAGGGCACTCGTCGGATTTACGTTTGTCGTTCAATCAAATATCCAAGCTTCTCTAATTGCGTGGATCAATGCGCTTCCGATCGGAGCGGCGATACTTCTTCCGCGCATCTACATGCCGGCTCAGCTCAGCGGTGGTTTCGGTAGCGGAACTTTCGAGCTTGTCTCGATCACTATAGCAAGAGATGGCTTAATGCCGGTGCCAAACGATATCATTTTAGCCTTCGATGAGGCACCTTTTACCCAAGTGTCATTTATAAATATAATTGTGATATGACTATTCTATCCAAAATTTTGACTTTAATTTGCAAGCCATCTGGGAACCCGCAACTATCAAGTAGACCGCTTTCGATATCATCTTCGATCGTTTCCAATTGGTCGGATGCATAGTCATCATCGCCGGTTATTGTGATTTCTGCGGTTAGCTTTGTGGTGATCATGTGCGCCTCGTAAGTGATTATCTAGCCAAAGTCACTCGCCTTCATGCAAGCCAGCCTAAATACAATAGCATGCTCTCGGCGGTTTTACAACCGTTTTCCGACTTGCAAGCGTTTCTTAATGGGCTCCCGCAACAATTTGACATCGATCAAGCGATCGGTGCGCAACTCGATATAGTCGGCCTTTGGGTTGGGCAATCGAGAAATATCTCCGTCCAGTTGCCGAATATATTCTTTAGCTGGGACAGCGCCAATCTAGCAAAAGGTTGGGATCGTGGAGTTTGGCAGGGGCCTTATGCAACAGTTAATGGCCTTAGCGCTCTCGATGATGACACATATAGACTACTGCTAAAAACAATCGTGTTGGCAAATGCGTGGGACGGAAGCATTTCATCTGCCCAGGCGATTTTGAATAATTTCTTTGCCTCTTATCCATCGACATTCGTATTTATAGACGATCATACAACATTTTCTCAGCCATCAAATTTTTTCATTTGGGATGCCGGTCCGCTAAATGGATGGGATGCTGGTGTATGGTTCGAACCATCGCTAGCGATTCAAAATCAGCCGGCTAACGATCCATCTATGACGATTGCAGTTTCCGGTAAGATCCCGTCGATTGTACTACTCTCTATACTTGAACAAGGTCTCATAGAGATCAAGCCAGAGGGCGTGCGATCGGATGTAAAAGTAACATCCGTCGACGGTACTCCAATCTTTGGATGGGATGTGGAAAACCAGTATATTTCTGGCTGGGATAATGGCGCATGGGGCGTCACTCCGGAACAGCTTGCTGCATGAATTCGGGAATAATCAATGCCTGTTACAAATGATTTCCAGCCTTTCGCTACTGGGTCAGGCGCGAATGTAATTGCTCCCGCAACGTGGGCAACAACGACATCGCGATTTACCGGGTTCCAGAGCGGAACAGCATCGTCGGCCCAGACGAATACCGCGATCAGACAAGTCAGTGAGATTACCTCGGCAATTGCTCAGTTTATTTCTGACACACTTGCACAAAGCGTTGCCGATAATGGCAACATAGCAACTCTCGAAGCCCAATTTATTAGTGCAATTCAGCTCTCTGTTGGATCTCCTGCGCAGGCATCTCTATGGCATTTTGGCCATGATGCTGGGCCGGTAAATGTGATGCAGGTGGCGGCATCGCCAATCATCACGGCATATGCCGACGGGATGACTTTATCAACATTCCCGCAATTTAGCAATACCACCACAAATCCGACTCTCAGTGCCAACGGGTTGGCGGCGACAGTTATTGTTCATTCGGATGGGACAGCGCTTAACCCTGGCGATATTTCCATAAATACCGCGATTGTTTTTGAATATGATGCAACAGCTTCGAAGTGGAGAATTATTAGCGCATCGGCAGTCCCCCAGGCGGCATTGGATCATTATGGCGCTGATGTCGGCACCGCTAATGCCATGCTGGTTTCTACTGTGTCACCTGGAATCGCGGCCGTTACTACCGGCATGCAATTTGTTATCAAGAAAGGAGCGGCGGCGAATACAGGTGCTGTAACCTTAAATCTTGTCGGTACTAACGCGGCGCTAACATGGGGCGATGGAACGCCATTATCTGGTCTTGGGCCGGAATGGCCGGCAGGTGCTGACGGTGAAGTTGTCTATGATGGAAATTACAGACTACTAAGTGTCGTAAGTCCGGCATCGTTTATTGTTCCAGGTACGCCGGCTCCGTTGTTGGCGCCTAGAACTTATTATGTCGATGCGTCTGCCGGAAACGATTCTAACAATGGTCTGGCGGCTGGGTCCGGACATGCTTTTGCTACTATCCAAAAATCTATTAATACCATCCTGTCATTGAATATGAACAATTTTACTGTTACGGTTAATGTCGCTAATGGTACATATGCACCATTTACATGTCCGGTATTGAACGGCTCGGGAACGGTTCTTATAGTTGGGAATAACACTACTCCGGCCAATGTGATTGTTAGCGCGACAACCGGAGAAGCAATTTATGTTACTGGGGCGGGTTATACAATATCCGGGATGACAGTATCTAGTGCTGCGAATGGCACCGCGCCCCATTTAGGATGTGGAGTTAGAACACAAAGCGTTCCTGTTACATTATATAACATGTCTTTTGGTGCGTGTTTTTATTCTCACGTACAGAGCGAATTTGGGGCAACCACTAATTTTCTCGGGACAGCCACCGGGAATCCATCAGCTTTCATAAATATTGTAGGTTCGGCGCCGGCATTCATGTTTGCGGCGGTCGGCGGAATAATATCGACCGGCCAAACTGCATTGACGCTCGTCGGAACTCCTAATTTTTCCGCAGCATTTGCGGTTGTACAACAAGTTGCGTCGATCCAAATTCCATTTTCTTCGATTACCGGCCCGGCAACTGGACAGCGATTTTCGGCGAGCCTTAACGGAACGATCAACACTAATGGATCAGGGGTGAATTATTATCCTGGGAGCATTGCAGGGGCGACGGCAACCGGAGGGCAATATATCTAATGTTCCCATTTGATTGGTATTGGATCGTCGCCGGCGATGTCTCACATGTATATTCAAGCAAGCGCCATGCTTATTTCGCTATTAGTGACGCTACTTATGTGACATGGAAAGCAACATTCGGAGTACCTAGCTTCATTGCGACAGAAGCCGAGATGCTGGCTATGTTAGCGACATATGGACTGTGATGGATCTATCATTTGAGAATAACCAATCTTTTGCACTATCGCTCAATATCGCGCAATGGAAGCCGATCTACCCACTGACTGCTTGTGTATTTCATATGCAGATTAGATCGATGCCCGTAAAAGTTCCTCCTATTATTTATGCATGGTCATCCAATCCGGTAGATAATTGGGGCAATGGTACAATTACATACACCGATGCAACCGGATTACTTTATCTTTCGGCGCCGTATTCCGACATGATTCTTCTTGTGCCAGGAAATTATGAGTGGGACTTGGCATTGATATTTTCCGGATTTGTTAAAATTCTGACCGGCGGTGCATTTGTGATTACCGGTGGGGTTACTTATGAATAGGCCTGTCCCATAATGTGTGCCGACACAGTTGTCGTCACCGCTCCGGACTCGGCGCTTGCGGTTCTTCAGCCCACATTGAGCGATGCAATTGCGGCTGCGCAATTATATGGCAGTCAGACCAAAACGGCTAATGATGCTGCCATTGCCGCGGCGGCTATTTGCAATAGCGCTGAAGCGGTGGCGTTGGCAGCGGCGGCCTCGGCGCAGGCCTCGGCTTCTGCCGCTGCGGCATCTGCCGGAGGGACTGGAATAATTACCTCCGTGGCAGGGCTTCCGGCTGGCAGTGAGGGACTACGAGCATTTGCAACAAACGGATTGAAGATCGGCGAGACTACCGGATCAGGAACCGGTGTTCCGGTTTATTATTCGGCAGGATCCTGGAGAGTTGTATCAACAGATGCGCCGGTGGGATCGTGATGAAATATTTTATTGCAGTAATCCTTGTATTTCTAATGCCGTCAATCGCGCTAGCACAAAAAGCGGCACAGCCGGCTGGAACATTTATGGCGTCACCATGTGGAGCAACTGGATTTTTTAAGGGCCGTCTATTATGCACCTCGGATTTTGCCTCAATAGGGACGACGGGCAGCGGCAATGTCGTATTTAGTGCGGCTCCTACACTTACCGGTCTTTCCACTCTCGCCAATATGATCATGTCCGGGGCACCGGCTCAGACGGTTGCATTCTCCGGACTTTCCGAGAATGCTGCTGCGTATTTCAATGTCACAGCCGCTTCGGCGGCTACCCCAGAACTTACAACATTTATTCAAATGCAGTCCAGTACCGGAGCGGCGTCCGGGAATGCTCCGAATACGGCGGCATTTAAGATGCCTCTGGCGGTTCAGTCAATAGGCCATGTGGGCACGACAAACACCTATGTTGCAAATTTTGTGACAATTATGGATTCCGGCGTCGGAAACTTTTCGATGTCGGGGCCGGAAATAGACCTAAATAATAATAATATTCCTTATCCTGAGGCGGGGGTATCCGGCGCTGTCGGAGTTGGACTTAGCATTCTTGCCGCATCTTTGCAACCTATTGCTGCAATGATAAATGTAGGCACCATCAATACCTCGACATATGCAGCCCATGATTTGATTTATATTCCTCCTAATGCCTGGACGATTAAAGATTATGTTATTCATGATGCAAGCTCTTCATCCTATAGTTATTACGATAGCGGGTCACATGGGTCTGCCGGATTTTGGGATGCCGCGACGACTCCAATAGGGTTTTTCTCCAGCGGCACAAAGTCGTCGTCTGGGATGCAAGATGCCAGCACGTCCCCGTGGGGTCTCTCGCTTACCGGGACATATTCCAGCGGCGGCATTCTCTTAATCAACGCGGCGATCGTAGACCAAAGCTATACGAACACCGCACCAACTACCGGACAGACGGTGATCCTGGCAGACAATAAGGACTTTCAGATATTGTCCCCTGCCGGGACAATCGCCACTTTGACTTTGCAGCTTCCGACATGCGCGTCGGCAGTTTTTGGGAAGCGGGCCGGATTTGTTAGCAATCAGCAAATCACCACGTTGACGGTAACCGCGACGGCGGGAGGAGTTCTTTATGCTGGGCCGTACCTTGTCGCTCCTTACTTAGGCCATTCGTTCGAGTGCATCGCCGGACCTAACTGGATTCAGACGAGCTGAGGGATACCGATGAAACTTTTTGCGACGATCTTGCTACTAGTGTGGACAGTGATGATTCTAGCGGCTCGAGCCGATGACCTCGACGCCGCCTACGCGGCTTGCCGGCCGTACCGACACATATCGAACCCGCGTATTGGCGTAACCTGGGATGCTGGGTTTGAGCATTGCGCGCTTGACGAAACGGCGTACGCGCATCGGAAGGCAGCGGAAGACGAGGGCAACAACATCAGGGGTGGTCACGTCAAGGCATGGTGGAGGAAAAGCCAATGAAGCATCTATTGATCGCGTTCCTACTCTTCATCCCGACTGTGGCCATGGCCCAGACGGTGCTGCCGCAAAAGACCATCGTTCTGAGTGCTCCGCTAGTCGAGGAGCTGTTTCAGAGGCTATCGGTTACCGGAGTAGTGGGGATGCTTCAAAACGAAGTGCAACATCAGCCGCCGCCGGTCACTTGCCCACCTGACGTTAAGCCAATGCAGGCACCACCTGAGACAATCCCTCCGGAGCCAAAATAATGCGCCATTTTTAAGCTGGTCGAGGAAAAAATGATTGCTCCTCCGCCAGTTAGGGGACTGTCATTCGGAAATAAGGTAGCCGTTCACACACCAATTTTCATGCCACTTTCTCCACTAACTCTTAGCGCAAATCAATTTATGACCGGAGATCCTCAGGGAACAGTAATCGGAATCATTCAGGGGATCTCAAGCGGCTCTACATTGCTATTGACGGATTCTAATTTCGGCGCTGTGCAACTTGCTGATGGCGTAATCCAAGTTGGTCCGGCGCCACCCGCAGGCCAAGGCGTATTTGATATTGAACTTATGGAAATGTTAAGCGGATCGCCAAATTCGCCTCATACTACGCACCTTAAAATCAACGAAGTTCAGGCTCTCCCCCATATCAATACGCCTCCATCGATTCCAACCATACCGGTGGTTGGAAGTCCTATTACGGCAATTGATGCAACATGGATTAATACTGTTACAAGTCTAACTTATCAATGGCAGGCCGGTGGTATCAATGCAACTGGACTCGGCGCTACAAGCCTGACTTATAGGCCGGGGAGTGGCGATCTTGGTTTAACTCTTACGATCACAGTGACGGCAGCAAATAGTGCTGGGCAAAGCCAACCGTCAATTAGCGCTCCATCATCTCCAGTTATTGCGGCTAGTAGTGATGTGCTAAAAATTGCGCTTCAAATTACTGCTAATTCGCTGCCGATTGCCGCCTAAAGGTTACCATTAATGACTATAACTAACAGCCCGACAGCATCCGGCTCTTCATTCACTCTCGATATGGGGCAGGACTCGGCGACTACAAATAAAGTTCAGAAAATTGCGCTTACGGAGCCGGCTGGCGGAACATTTATTATTCCGGCCCAGGACGGTGTCGATGCAACTGGAGTCACGCCCCCAGCCGGGGCTATTGGAATTAGAGGCTGGCTTTCTAGTATTTGGTCCAAGCTCAATGCATCGATAGCCGTTACCGGAACATTCTTCCAGGCGACACAGCCGATTTCCGCAGTCTCGTTGCCGCTTCCATCCGGCGCTGCTACCGGCACCACTCCGGTCGCGGCCATTAGATCGGGAGCACTGGAATCAAGTCATATATTCAAGACTAGCGCCGGAAGTCTTTTAGATGCCTACTGCCTTACAACGAGCGTTGGCGGCTTTTATATGCTTTTTGACCAAACTACGGTTCCGGCCGATGGGGCGGTAACGCCTCTTATTGTTGTCAATGTCGGAGCCGGCGCGTCTGGTTCTATTGCTTATCCTACATATTTTCCGCTTTCTTTTGCTTCCGGTTTGGTCGGTGTGTTTTCCTCAACCGGCCCATTCACAAAGACTGCTTCTGCAACTGCATTCCTTTCAGCGAGGATACAATGATACTCAATAGACTTCTTGCAATCTTCCTATTTGCCGTTTTTCCTTTGGGCGTATTCGCGCAAGAAATCGGCGGCATCGGCACGGGTGGTGCCGGTGGCGGAACGGTTAATCAGGGCACGCAGGCATCATCTGCAAATGCGTGGCCGACTGTGCCGACGATAGGAGGTGCGGCAAATGCCATTGGAAACCCTATGTTCGTACAGCTGACGACGGGAGTTGCGAGCCTTGGCACAGTTGGGCTGAATGCGGGATCAAATATAGTCGGGAAGTTTGGCATCGACCAAACCACCCAAGGCGTCACAAACGCCGTCGCCCTTGTTCCTCTCACTAATGCTCAGGGCGGCAATCTCACCCCTGTGTTCAGCGCTGCGCTAGAAGCTAGTCATACTCTTAAAGCAGGAGCCGGAAATCTCTATTCCGTCTATGCGACATCGACCGCGAGTGGTGTGGCTGGGTTCCTTGTTTGCGTGAATGCAACTACGATCACGGCGGGGGCGATTACTCCTGTTGATTTTGTTGCCATGGGCGCGGGGCCGACCACAGTTGGTATTAGCTATAGCCCCGGTCCTCCGGCCGCGTATTCTACTGGTATCACTTGTGCCGAAACAGTTGCGGCGACACCATTTACATATACAGCACCAGCGGCCGTTGTTGCTTATCATGGCCTCGTCGATTGAACGAAAGTTTCGAGGAGGCCAGCCTATGCGATTTACCGGAGTTTGGTGTGCGGTTTCGCTCTTATTTTTTGGAGTGATAGGCGCGCATGCTCAAGCCATAGGCCAAGGTGGCGGGGCATCGTTTAATAATGGAATTCAGGGCGGGACACCGGGGGTTCCTCCAGCCGGATCTAATGTTGTCACGGTGCAGGGTGTTGTTGCCGGAAATCCGGTTTCATCGGCATCGATACCATATCCAGTTGGCGCGATTGTTAATGCTCCGGTGGGAACTCAGGCGAATGCAATTACCACCACCAGCATAACCGGTGTTGTGGGAAGGACATCATTTCTATGCGGAGTGCAAATTACTGGACTGGGAGCGACGGGGGCGTCAACTGTAACATTCACTATTGGCGGCCTTGCTGGAGGTACTTTTACATATTACATCACAGTTCCGGCTGGGGTTACAACTCCAATAGCCCCACTATTGCTTACGTTCAATCCCCCATTACAAGCAAACGCCACGAACGTTAATATTCAGCTTACTCTCGGTGCATTTGGAGCCGGTAATACCGTGCAAAATATCCAAGCATGGGGTTATACGCTTTGATCTGGTTTAAACGTTTCTGTGTTGCTCTAACCCTCCTAATAGGTATATCGGCATCGGCTAATGTTCTAATTATTACGAGACAGCCGGTGTCAGTCACTATGACGCCGACAAATATTATCCTTCCGACCATTACGGGAACCGCGCAGGTAGGTCAAACTCTCACAGCTCATAGTCTTCTCACGGATTGGGCAAATAACCCGACAAGTCTCGCCTATCAGTGGGGCGAGCCAGCAAACGTTTTCAACTCCTCCCTTCCATTAGTAGGAGGAACGTTTAATGGATGTCAGGTCCGGGTCATTATTCCTCCTGCTAATTTAACCAATCCAGGCATGATCAATGGAACGATCAAGGTTGCATTTAGCGTCGGAACCGGAACTTCTGCCGGCTCCTTGACAGGTGCCTATGTTGGGGAACTTGGACCTGGAGACGGGGTTAGCTTTGACAGCAATCAGGTTAGGCTCACATTTAGCGGAGCCAATACGGTTACAGGTTTGAATGGACCTAGTATCTTTGTGTCAGACCGGGTTAATTTTGCTCTCGATCCGACAAAATCTCTGGTTGTGTCCGCCGTATGGGGCGGAACGCAGATTAATTCAAATGTGGATAGGTCGAGCACAAATAATAGTACATGGACCAGTTGCACGGATTTGGATGCTAGCGTAACCATGCCGCCTACCTATCCAGGATCATGGTCGCAGCAGACAAATACAGATCATTTTGTTGCCTCGATAGACTTTGCTCCGGCTGCGATCACTGTCAACGGGACGGCTTCGACATATGTGCCTATTGCCGAGGATGTTGGGGAGTTTATTACCGTCTCTGTTACGGCCTCCAATATTGCTGGCGCGAGTGCCCCGGCAACCAGCGCCTCCACGGTCGCCATAATCGACCTCCCGCCAACGATCAACACAGTGGCCTCGATCCCTGGCACTCCGCAAGTGGGGGTGCCGATAACGGCGGTTGATGCGACCTGGAACAATACCGTCACGAGCACGGCCTATCAATGGAAGAATCCTGGGGGGATAAACGCGACCGGTCCAGGCGCCACAACTCTAACATATACTCCAGTCACTGCCGACATTGGTAATAAGCTAACGATCACGGTAACGGCTACTAACTCGGGAGGCACGAGCGCCCCCTCGACAAGCGGTCAGTCAGCTACAGTAATAGGCCCAAGCGGCAACCCACCCGTAAACATAAATCCACCGACCATCTCCGGCTTATCACCACCGCAAGTGAATAGCACACTTACTGCCCATAGCCTTCTTTCGGATTGGACGAATAATCCGACAAATCTTGCTTATCAGTGGAATAGTAGTCCCGCGGTAAGCTTGACTACCGCATCATTGTCTGCACATAATACGTCGGCAAATCCAGCCTATAATCAGACGAATTTCAATACGCCTAATCCAGCCGGATTGAATGTCGCTAATTTTACGCCTGCGACGACCAATATCGGACCCGGCCCAACCACCATGGCAACCGATCCAACCAAGCAGGATAGATCACTGAATCCGGTCACGCCTGGTCATGTATCTCATGTAAATGTGCACTCCCTAATTCCATCGCCAACGCACGCAACAGATATTTGGCTCATGCACTCGATGACATGGTGGGGGACATCGAACGAGCCGATTCATATGGGGATCAACATGAATACCACGGCCTATGTCCAGGCATGGGTTACTGATCTTATCTCAAGAGGGTTCAATGGTATCGAACTCAGTTGGAATTTTTCCGATCCTAATGCGGAAAGCATACTTCAGAAAATAAAAACCTATGTTGATACATTGCCAGCCGGGACATTCCATTATGTAGTAAATATTGATGAAGGAACTATTACAAACGCCCCCGACAAGGTCGCAACCTTGGAAGCGGCGATTGCTCATCTCAAATCAACTTATTTTTCCGATCCGGCATGGCTGCATGTGAATGGGAACCCAGCAGTGCTCATGTATGGGGTTAGAAACTCCATGAATTCCGTCGCAGGCGGTGGGCAAGCCGCGATGAATACCGTCAAAGCGAATCAGGGCGGGAATATGTTCTGGTCTGATGTCGATACGAACTGCACCTATATAAATGAAGCATGGGAGGACGCTCCTTATGATTGGCATGATGCATGGTTTGGCGGTGTTAATGGGGGTGATCCATATAACTTGGGCGCTATAGGAACTTTCCTTAGCTGTGTTGGCGCGCATCCAGCCAAAGCTGGTATTGGGGCCATGGCCGGCGGATATAACGAAACACTTGCCAGGCCAAACGGCGCTTATCTTCAGCAAGACAGCGGAAAGACGATTGTTCAGCGTGCCGCTTATATCAATACGAATATTCCGTCTAATATTCATATCATGCACTGGGCTACATGGAACGATTATCCGGAGGGAACCGGATCGGAGCCTGCCTATGAGAATGATATCTCCGTGACCGCATCAGCGGCAGGGACTACATTGAATTGGACGCCAAACTTGTTGACCGGAACGGCGAGTGAAACGACAGTAGATCATTATGAAATATATGCCTCGCCTGATGGAGCCAACTCCGCCTTTATTGGCAATGTGGCTTCTGGCACGCATACATTTAATCTTGCGCCACATGGATTTACACCAGGAGTGAGTTATACTGCGGTAGTTTATGCGGTAGGCAAGCCGAACATTCGGAACCATGTCAGTAACGCCGTTACATTCGTTGGGCCGACCGGCACTTACGGCCCATCTAACACGTATGCTCCGGTTTCAGCAGATATCGGCAATACATTGACGGTTTCCGTGGTGGCCTCGAATTCAGCCGGGACGAGTTCGCCCGCGAATAGTGTGCCGACAAGCGCCGTCGTCGGTAGCAGTGGAGCATGTCCGTTTGCCGGCGCCGGATATTCGGACGGATGCGGCGCGGCCCCGAATGCGGCGATTCAATTCCCCACCTTGCTAAGCGCCGCCGGCTACTCGGTTCGGCCACCTTGGGACGTGGCGGGTGTCGATTATGCGGTCGGTATCCCAAGCAATATTACGCCGGTTAGCGCGGCTACGGCTACAGTGCCGGCCGGGTGCTCTCGTAATGCTGGGACTTTTCAGTGGACATGCACAAATGCGACAGTCGATAGTATAGATTTTTCTCCCAATGGCGGCTGGCAGCTTATTTGTACCGGCGGCACACTTATCGTTACTAATTCCAATTTCGGGAGAGGAACAAATGCGCAAGATATGCTTGTCGGAACGTCATCTTGCACCAGCCTGACGGCGTCATATAACAAGTTCGATGCACATAGCATAACCGGCGGCTCAGATGGGAATGTCTTTTGTAATGAGAACGTTACCGGAGACTCCTGTACATTTACGTATAACTATTTTCTTAATGCCAGCCTTGATTTTATTGATATAGGATCGCTAACTGCGGTAGTTAAGTATAATTTATTCACAGGCCCAGGTGGCGGCACTCATTCGGATTGGTTCCAGACCGGCGGAGGTCCTGGAGCCGTTAGCCATATTACCTGGGACTTCAATACGGTCAATCAGACATCAGGGACCGGAAGCCAGGGTGTAACATTCGGAACTAATATTAACGGAAATATTGGAACGAGCGAGGCGCGCTTTAATACAACGATCGGGCAGACCGGAGCTAATATTTCCTATCATTATGCAGTTGACCCGACGCAGACGACAGGCGCGGTACAAGTGAGCAATAATTACGCTGATATCCGTGCGGGGGCTTTTGGCTCCCCTAGATTCGCACTTCCCGGCAGTTCGTGCCTTACGTGCAGCGGCGGCGGTTCATCGACTTTTTCGAACAATATAAATCTAGTCGACGGTACGATGTTCAGCAATAATCCTTGATAGCAAACTTAGGCGCATAAATTTAATGAAATCGCCCAGTCAATACCCCAAATACAAAAATTAATATCATTAGCGCAATTATCACTGGGTACACGCGGAAAATTAGAAAGTCAAACATCGAAAAATCCAGGCTAGCGCCCCGCTCACCAAAAAATCCTATCCAAAATTTATCCAAAAGGCAAGGTAAAATATGCGCCCTTTTTGGCTTGGCTAAAGATTAACTGGTGGAGTCCTGCCGGCATTTTATTGGGACTTTTCTGGGGACTAGATGCGAACTGGTTAGCAACTATCGCCGTCGCGCATAATGAGTTGAGATGGATGTTGTTCTACATCCCAGGGACTTAGACAACATCATGACAGTTCATGTTACAGCACCAATGATCGCGGCGTTCAATCATTTTATGTCTGTTGGATTCATTGAGAATGGAGCGGGGGCGGCGGTTGGGAACTTTTGCCAGGAGTCAGGAGAATTTCTAATTGCCACGATGTTTCGTGCGCATCCAGACGCCTCTGGCGGCGTTCCAGACGCGCTAAAATCCGGCGGAATTGCCGAATGGCTTGGCGACCGAAAAACTGCATATATCGCCTTTTCCGGCCGCGCTGAAACACGTCTCGGATTACCCAAGGGGGCATTACTGAACGACTTGGGCACACAGTGCGATTTCGTTGTTTATGAATTGCAAACCACTCCTGAGTATGAAACACTATACAAGCAATTGACGGGCGGGTCAAGATCAATCGCAAATCTCACCGCTAATTTTATGATGGTCTATGAGCGGCCAAAGCTAGGGCCGACCGCAAACCTCGACAATCGCATTGCCCATGCTGAGGCGGTTGTTGCAAAAGCAAGGCTGCTTAAAGCCCCTCCCGCGCCCCAGCCAGCCTCGCCCCCACCAACGCCAGCTCCAAGTCCTTCCCAGCCAGCGCCGCCCGCTGGGCCTCCCACGATATCGGCAACGATTGCTGGGCTAGATGCGGCGATTCTCGATCATTTCGGCGCGATTCGCGATGCGCTTGTTGCACAACGCGACGCAATCAATATCCGAATTGCGAAGATCGAAGCGCAAGCAACAGATTTTGCAAAACTTGAGGAGATATTCACCCCTCCTCCTCCGCCTCCTCCAGTTTTGCAAATTAAGGCCGCCGAACCGACGGCACCGACCACACAAGGAACTCAACCAATGAACAAAGTTCTTGGAATGATAAACTGGAAAACCACGATCCCTGGTATCATCGCCGCGTTAACGGGGGCGGCTAAGGTCATCCCGTCATTGCAGCCGTATGCTGACATTCTCACCACTATTATGGGCATCTCCGCCGGCGTTGGCTTGATGGCCGCTAAGGATGGTGACGTAACCGGCGGTACGGTTCCGGCAACGCCGGAAGCTAAAAGACGTGTCGGCGCGTAATGCTAACGTCTGAACGCCTTCGCGAAATTTTGCATTACGATCAAGAAACTGGCGTATTTACATGGCTTGGCAAACGCCTTGGCGCTCCCAAAGACAAGCCGGCTGGAACGACAATAGACGCAGCTGGATATCGCGGAATAGTAATTGATAGGCGCCGTTATTTATCGCATCGCCTTGCGTGGCTTTATATGACTGGTGAATGGCCATGTAACCAGATCGATCATCGCGATCTAGATCCGTCGAATAATCGCTGGTGCAATCTTCGTGAGGCTACAAATTCTCAGAACCACGCAAATATTGCTATTATGTGCTCTAATACATCTGGTCTGAAAGGGGCATTTTGGCATAAGCATCAGAGAAAATGGACGGCGGCTATAAGGTGCAAGAGAAAGCTTTATAATCTTGGTTATTTTTCTACAGCTGAAGAGGCGCATTCGGCTTATATAGAGGCAGCCAATAAATTATTTGGGCAATATGCGAGGATAATGTGAGGCGCCTCGATGACGATTTCGCAACCACGGTCTACGATTATTTCGAGATCGCAACACAAAGGAATGAAAGAATCATGGCGACTTTGGCAGACGTACAAGCAAATCATGCAGCAATGAAAACTGAATTGGAATCTCTAAAAACAGATGTCCACAAAGCTCTCGCTGACTTAACTGCAACCGGCGCCGCCGGTCATGCGGCAGTTTTGGACGTGATCGTTGCTGATCAAGCCAGTATGCTTGCAACTATGAAGGACACAAATGGCGAAATCAAATCGGCCATTGCGGCGGTTCCGGTTCCAGGGGCTACGCCAGGTCCGCAATAATGCCAGATCGTCCAATTACTGTTGGCGAGATCCAATCGCATGCAAGGATGCTGTCGGCAATGGCGGCGGCTCTTTTAACAGGACTAGCTAAAGGCAAGTACGATAGCCAAGTGGCCTTCACGGAACATATGCTGTCGGAAACCGGACTTATTTTTCCGCCCGCCGCTATGGCCGAGAAGGCCCTTGAAATCTTCTTGTTGCTAAACAAAATGACCGCGCCACGCGCGCCACTTGTGCTCGCCGGTGACGGTATATCATGGGTGCCGGATTCAAATAGCCGGTATGATCCAAAAACAGGCAAATTCCTATGAACGTTGAAGCCTTCGTTGCCGGATACCGGCTTGGTCATGATGGTCAACCCCCAGCATTTTCCATGTCTATGCTTGAACATGAACTTGCCGACGTCGAGTCGGACAAGCCACCGACATCAACCGATTGGGCATCGGATCAAGATTGGGCATGGCACCTTATCGGATGGACAGTCGGGCAGGCGATTGTTATGCACAAAATCGCAAAGGGGTAAGCACATGTGTGAGCTTGGGATTAGCGTTCAGCTTGTAATTGGCTTTGCATTCGTATCTGGTTTGATGGTCCTCGGGCGCTGGTTGGAAACAATCAATGGCAAGCACGGGATTATGGATGAATTCTTAACCCCTCTCCCGCTTGGTGTTGCCGGAATGCTAGTATTACTTGAGCGGTCATTTGCATGAAACTCATTGACGCAATAGGTATTGTTCTCATCATAGTCGGGATTGTGATGACAGTTATGAGTTTCTTTGCTTCGCGCGGTCCTAACTCTGATGTTATCAGCTCTACAATCGAAGAAATCGCGCCGGCACCGCCGCCAGCCAATGATCAGCATCATAAGCAACCCATATGAAGGCATGAGCGGGCCGGACGCAATCCCGGCTGCCTATTTGACCTAGCGGCCTTGACCCATAGGCAGATCAAGGACTCTTTTAACCGCCGACCCGCGTGTCTGCATTTCCACGCCGCCGCTCACCTGCAAAACCTACCATATCCAGCGCGTCTGCGCAACAGAAAATTCACATAGGAGATCAGCATGGGCTGTTTTGATTTAGGATTCTGGGAGCAAGTTTGTATTATGATAGTGGTCATAATCGGTATATGGTCACTGATTCAACTCTTGTTGCCATATCTAACACAGTTCTTGCCCGCGATCGTTACCGCTATAATTAGGATCGTTCTGTGGGTCATCGTGGCGATTATAGCAATCAAGATCATCTTCGATCTTCTCAAGTGCCTATTAGGCGCTGGCGGGATGCATCTGTCATTACATTAAGAGGAAACATGACTGACAATGAAAGACAAGCTTCCTCACTCCCGTGACATCGGCGCAAGATTTGTGTGGCGCTGTGCCTATGGCGCCAGCATGTGGCGTGAACCATGGTTTCGCTGGATCGTATATCGATACATAATCCGTTATACGACGCGGAGTTTAATTCAGCGCAAGCCAGAGGTTATCATGCGCGCGGCGGCTAAGTTGTCAAGGAGATCATAAGCTCAATGGCGGCACGGCAGATAAGGCGTTCTCCGAAATCAAACGGCATAATATCGCCCGGTGCTGGCCTTAGCGTCGATAGATATGGCGCTGGCGCAATTGATCCTTCCGAAAATGTCCTTGCGCTTGTCGATGCTAATCAGCAATTCCAGGAAAAATTCGACACCTTGACTGCTAAATTTAATGCCGCAGAAGTAAAACATGTTTCTGAATATTTCAGTATGGTTATTGAGGCCGAAAGGCGACGAGTCGATAATCTCGCTGATCTCAAAAAGGATTATGACAAGCAAATTTCTGAGACCCAGACAGGTCAAATGAAAACGACCTCGGACTTAGTCTCGACGCAGCTCGATAAAGTTACCACCTCCCTCTCTGATACGATCAACAAAACAGCCGACAACATTGCTGCAACGCTGGCAACGATGGACAAGCGCCTCGCTGGTGTTGAGCAATTTCGTTATGAGACAGGGGGCAGAACATCGGTGTCAGATCCGGCAATGTCTCAGATCGCCTCAGATTTGGCGGCTCTTAAGCTCTCCGTGACTAGAGAGGCTGGTGAGCGCGGCGGAGCAAGCGGAACAACGGCATCTCAAATCGTTGCTGAAACATTGCGACTACAGGGGGCCGCAGCTCAACATGGCGGCAATCAAAATCTTATCGGTATTGCTATGGCTGTCGGTGTCTTTGTGAGTATTATGATCTCATTGTATTCTATCATGAGAACATCACCGCCACAAGTTATTTATGACGGGTCTTCCATACATACGCCACAGCGGCAACACTATAATGATGGCTCCGGAACGCACAGATTTACATATGTCAAAATCTAGTGGAAAACCTTCTCCACACGTCATGATCAGCGCCCGCGATCTCCGCGATATTATTCGCGATGAACTTTATGGTATTGGCGCTGATGAAATTACATGGAAGAGCACAATTCGCCATGATGATATCAAGGAAATCGCAAAGACGATCGTGAAGCGCGCGCTGCTATCTCCGAGGTAGATAGTTGTCAATAATAGCTACAATAGGGAGAAAACATATTTGGAAAATAATCACATTCCATGGGGCTGGAGGAAAACCCCACATATGAATTATCAATAATGCTGTATCGAAACCTAATGACGAATAAATAAATCCTTTCAAAGTGGGTGACTCCTCCTATCGGTCACTTGACCGAACGCCACTTGGCGGGTTCGCCTTTATAGCACGGCTGGCAGGCAAAACGAAGCAAAATGAGGTGCTGTCCTAATTCGGACACTCGATTTCTCAGATTAGGACACTCGCGAGAAAGGCGCTAGGCGCGCCCTCCATGGATCACCGTGAATGGACGCATGCGGGGCTGGGGGCCTGCCGAGGCGGCGTCAATTAACTCACCAATCGTCCAAATGTGATCGGTCACGCCCAGCGCCATGGCTGGCGTAACGCGCAAAGTCTCATGAACACGGCAAAAGTTATAATGCGCCACAAACAGCGCCACAGCCGCCGCATGGTTCTCAAGCTTCTTGCTGAAGGCATTTGTAAGCCTCGTAAGCCGGCGGCATTGCATCCGGATTGTTAGGTTCGATCGCTCGACAAAAGACGTGCTGATCTTCTTCCGATCTGGGCCGCCGGCGATGACCGCCTTCCTTACATCTACTACGACGCCCGGCGAATAGCGCCGCGCGGCATCAGGGCCAGGCTCGCCAGCATATACCTTCACGATTTGCCCGTAATCGACGTCCGAGCCGAAGGCCAGTTCAATGGCATCAACGTAAGGACTAAAGCCATCGGAACTGATTTGCGGACGCCCGAGAATCCGTTGGCGAACGTCCATAGCGAAGGTATTCGCATTCGCTCCGCTCCGCTTACCGATTTGATAAGAAATGATCGCCTTGTGCGTAGCCGACAACGCCGTGAAGATATAGCAGTCGCCCTTTTCTCGAAGGTCGCTTGGGGCAAGCCGCTTTTGCTTCTTGCCGATGAATGACCATACCTCGTCAAACTCAAGTAGATTGACATGCAGGTTTTGCATTAGGCGGTCATGCAAGGCCGCGCAGTCGCGTCCGACGCGGACGCCTAGCCGCATGATCGTATCGCGGTGAATGCCGGTCAAGCGCTCGACGGAGCGAATGCTACAGCCTTCGGTGAGGGCGGCTATGACGCTAACCTGTTGGTCGTGAGAAAGAATGTTCATGGGGCCAATCCATGGATTGCGGGATTGGCGATGAGCTGGACTCTGGAAAGTCCGCGCCGTTCGTGTTATATGCATCGGACGGTCATGCTCAGGGGGCCAAATCCCTGGGTTTTTGATCAGGGGTCGGGGTGCTGGAACACCTCGGCCCCGCCATTCGGGTTGATGGGGGACCCGGATTCGAACCGGGATTGCCTCGGGGTAAATCGGGCCGTCCTACCGTTAGACCATCCCCCATTTATGCGAATCGGACGGTTCGACGTTTCTTGCTAACTACTTGAAACGTCGAACCAATTCCGGAAGTTCGATTATCATATATAAGTGATATTCGCCCGTCAAGTAAATTCTTGACTTTTATCCGTTTTATGTGATAGCTTATGGCTGTCTGGCGCTTCTTCGATTATGCCGAATTGACGAAGCGCAACAAAATTCGCGAATGGCTAGATGCGCTCCCCGACAGAGACCGGGCGCGTATCGATTCTAGACTCTTGATGATGGCTGCTCTTCTAAGCTGGTCTGAAAAATGGGTGTCAAAATATCGCTGCTCCGGTGACCTGTACGAGTTCAGAATCACGGGAAATGGCGTTCAATACCGCCCTCTTGGAACGTACTATGGAACAAAACAGTATATCATTTTGGTCGGCGCGATTGAGAAAAACGACAAAATTCCCAAGTCTGACGTAGCTGTCGCACTAGCACGTCTCCGTAATTTAGAAAGGAACAGTTCCCATGCTGTCCCGCATGAGTTCGACAGTTCGGACGCTATGGAAAAGGATGAAGAGTAAAGAGTATCGTGAATCCTTTGTGGCGTCTCACGTCTCGAGCACAATTGCTGCGCAAATTTTTATGATGCGCGAAGATCGTGAATGGACGCAAACGATATTGGCTGAAAAAGCGGGCATGAAACAATCCAGAATTTCGGCGATCGAGGATCCAGACTTTGAAAATGTTGAGATAGCAACTTTGCGCCGTCTGGCCTCGGCATTTGATGTTGGACTTTCAGTTCGCTTCGTTCCGTTTAGCGAGATTGCCGTTCAAGCTGGTAACCTCGAAACGTCTGATTTGTGCGTCATGAATTTCGATCGTGATGCATTGCCCATGTGTGAGAAGAAATTGCCCATCTTCGCTTCGGCAACGTTTAGAACAAATTTAGATACAGTTTCAATTTCGTCTGATACGTTTGGTATCGCTGGAAAGGTTGGAGATATTAGAGCGTCATTAATTATTGCGCCTGGAATGGATTCGAAAAGAGGTGCTTTATGTCTGAACCATATCTAGCGACCACGCAAAATACACATGCAATAGATTTTCGCTTTGTGTATTGCAATGCATTTGCAATGCAGTTTAGTGGGGCAGATCTATGTGTGCGTTTTGGGGTAGCACATGATGCGGCCGACCACAATAAGGGGATGCAAGAACAGGTAGCGGTTTTCATGACGCCCCCAGCCATGAAAACACTCTACATTAGTCTCAAGTCTATTATTGAGCATGTGGAAAAAATTTCTGGGGTAGAAATACAGGTCTCGCCAGCTACTGCCGAGATACTCAAGAAAATGATTAAGGAATCCGAAGAGAAGCAAAAATCAACTTAGGACACCACTTCTCTCAAATTCGGACACCCAGCGGCAAATTAGGACAGCACCCAAAATGAACACCCAACCGTTTGAGAAATGGTGCCGCCGGGAAGACTCGAACTTCCGGTCTTTGCTTTACCAAAGCAATGCTTTACCCCTAAGCTACGGCGGCGTCAAAAACCGCAGTTAGCTGTGGCGGCCACTCTTTTACCAAGGGAGCGGCCCCAATGGAATCTAAGGGCTTTTGGCTTCGTTTACAGAAATTTGTTCGGCATCTGACGCCGTTTCCGGCACGGTGCGTTCTTTCATCGAGTTCATTTTGCCTCCCGGCCACTCCGCATTGAGTGAGCCATGCCGATCTCCAGCGCCTCGGCTGCGCCGCGAGAGTTACTCCCAAAGCCAGACCAGAATCGGTATCGAAATTACGCTTAGGAGTACCGCTGCAACATATAAGAGTATTCCAGTAGGATCATGCACGAAGCCGTTATGGCCATGAGTATATGCGTCATTCTCAGCGATGATAAATCCGGCCCAATAAGCGACAAACAGAATCGACGCCAAACATACGGCTATCAGCCTCTTAAGAATTAGCATTGCGGCGCACATCTTGTTTGAACGCGTCGATCTCCAGCGCCTCGGCCGCGTCGCGTAAGAAATCTGGCGTGAACCGCACATAGGTTTTGTAGGTCGTGCGGCTGTCTGCGTGCCCAAGCAATTCGGCGATCTTCTCCATGCTCACCCCATCTTCCGCGAGCCACGAGGCAACCGAGTGACGAAACACGTGCGCCGTCACCCAGGGCAAGCCGCATCGCCTTCCAACGCTCGCCAAGGCATGTTTGACCTCCTTGACCGGGTGCCCTGCCCATTCGATGACATAGGGCGTCAGAGCACCAGCGCTGGCTTCCTGGAGGGCCGCCATTAGCGTCCGGTTGATCGGCACCACGGCCCTTCCTTTCTTAGTCTTCGGGCGCCCCGGATCGGCTAAATCGATTAAGCGTCCAGTGAAGTCCACACGATCCCAAGTGAGCCCTAACAATGCACTCATACGCGCGCCAGTCGTCATAGCTAGTAAAGTAAATAGGCGGACGTGGGGCATTTTGGCGGCCGTCAAAAATGATTTTGCCTGTTCGCGCGTCAACCTTAAGTCCCGCGGCGGCGGCATCGGCGGCCGGTAGATTGCCGGGGCCTTCGCGATTAAGTTTTTCCGTTCTGCCCATTTCAGTGCCGATCGGAGTCGGCCAAGCTCGGTCCATACAGTACCAGATGCGCGGCCTGCCACTTGGCGCTTGACAAGGTAAGTCCTGCAGTCGTCTTCCGAAATTGATATGGCGTCGAGAGAGCCAAAAAAAGGAAGAACAGACTTTGCTTCAAAGCCCATAGTCGAAAATGCAGGTCTTCCTTTAAGCGTCTCGCGATACCCATTCCAACAATACTCCACAGTGATAATTTCTGGCCTATTGGCGATTTCGAATGCGGCGGTGAAAGACTTTAGCGTTTGCTCGGCAGATTCACGATCGCGGGTACGGAGCGCTTTGCGGCGCGAGACTCCGTCCTCCCGCCATGCGGCATAGAACCATCCGCGGTATTTGATGAGCCTGAATTTAGGTGACATCTCTCATATGCCTCAACGGCGTCTAGGGGAACGCGAAGCAATTTGCCTCCAATTCGAAAGGCTGGCAAGTCGTGCCAGCGAATGAGATTAAGAATATGGCGTTCGCTGCACTGCCACCGGGCGGCAATATCCCGCGGGCGTAGCGGGGTCACGGCTTGCCCTCCGGCGGGCTGTCAACGATCCAGCTCCATCTTCCATCGGGCAGCCAAATCAGCCTTGCGTTGCGGCGGCAAAAATAGGACGTGCCTTTTGAGCCGTCTAAAATATCATAGGTGGACCATGCGGTGCAGTCAGGCCACTTCTCATGATCGCACTTCATCGAGTCTGGGCAGTGCTCATTTAGAGATGGCGATTTGTAAAATTGATCCATTGGCGGCTGCGATCTTGAAATCGCGGTACTGCACTCTTCATAATTAGGATTTGGGTTGCCTATCAAGGTTGTGCATAGGGCAATCCCGGCGGCGGTTAATGTGCTGGTCACGGCTTGCCCTCCGGTGGGTTGGTGGCGTACGGAACGCACATAGATTTCACAACGGATTTCCATTCTCCGGTGAAAGTTTCCATGGCCGTAGCGCGGGCGTGCTCACATGCGTCTTTATTTTGGAATGTCGCAGTGAAGCCAAGTCCATGTAAGCCACCGGACCCTATTATGATCAAAATGTACGCTTCGCTCACGGCTTGCCCTCCGGCGGGTTGGTGAGGTCGCGCCACAATCTCAAAATTATCATAATTAGCGAGGCGCATACGAGAGCGTATAGAAGGCCTCCAGCTGCCCCAGATTGCTGATCCCAGAACGGCGTCAAGGCTTCTTCTCCGGTGGGTTGGTGAGGTCGCGGATGGCAAAGATCACTATTCCAAAAAAACAAATCGCTCCTGTTGGTGACCCTCCATTGTCGTGTGTGTTCCAGCACCGATCTATCGCTATAGCTATGGCATATATTGCAAGGGCAATAGGAATCACGGCTTGCTCTCCGGTGGGTTGGTGAGGTCTACCTCGTTGGTACAAACATCAAAGTTACCATCTTGCCTAATGGTAGCCCTCATTACGGCGCCTACTATCACAACGCGCGCGATGTCATGAAGGGAGTCGAAGATACGGGCGGCTTTGCGGAGGACAACGATCCCATGAGCCCAATCAATTTTCTGCAATCTTCGCCAATCCGGCTCAAGCTCGTCGGCGATCGCCTCGATGCACTTCGCGCGGTGTTCGTCGCGGGTCATTGTTCAAGCGCTTTCTGTAGTTTGACGAGAGCCCCGTATGGGGCTGCGTATTTCTGCGGCCATGGCTTTGTATCGAGATTTCGCCATGTCGCTTTGATCACAGCTAATGCGGCACGTTCGATGCACTTCGCGCGGTGTTCGTCGCGGGTCATATCAGATGTCCCGTGAGTGCAAGTGAGCCCATGACGCTGAAGCTCCCCATGATGAAGCCAAGCCAATACCAGAAGAAAGCAGCGCGGTGTTCGTCACGGGTCATACTGAACCTTCCTCATCGAACCGCTCATTAAATGCGCGCTTGCCCTCTTCCTCGTCCAGCATCATGCAACGGAAGCAGATCCATAGGCGGGCGCCGTTGTCTTGGCGTTTTCCATATGGGCGCAGCTCGTCCAGTTTGCCGCATTGCTGGCAAATTTCAGGGGGCAGGGCTTCGATTATGACTGGCGGCATGCGGATCATGGCTTGCCATCTGGCTTTAGGATTCCTCGCACATCGGCGGCGGTTGGTAATCCTGCATCAGGATCATTGGTGAGGTCGCCAGCGGCAGCCATCAGTTCGAAACAGTCAGCCCATGGGCGCTTGGTCTTGCTGGCAGCATCGATCATCTCCTCCGTCGCCTCGACCGGCACGACGCGCGCGCCAGCCATAGGAAGTGCATCGAAGACCTCCACAAGCTCGTCAATTGTCTGTCTTAAAATCCATGCGAGAGATGGATTGTCGCCGCTGTCGATATCGTATCCACGTCGTTTGAGCCATGTTCGAGCCATTACTTCGATGCACTTCGCGCGGTGTTCGTCACGGGTCATACTGAACCGCCCTAATCGAACCGCGCATTATGATTACCTATGCGTGATAACTAGTGGTGCCGTTCCAACACCGCCATAAGGCCATGCGCTTACCGGCCATACGCCGCTAACATTAATTTCTGTCTCAGTACATACATTCATTTTTGTCGCGGCTGTTTGAGATGCAACACCGAAATATGGATTACTGACAACGATAGTAAGGTGCCGAAGGCATGGGCCGCCGTCTTCATGCAATGGACCAAATACCCGAAACCAACCAGGACCACCTGGAAGATCGAGATTAAATGTCTGGGCCTTGACGCCCTTGACGGTGAATATTGCTGATACAACCGTCACTGGATCTGTGGTGTTAGTTATAGTAATTGCATGCCAGGCATAAGATGGCGATGCTAGAAGAGTCGCGACGGCGATAACTGAAAGCTTTTTCATTTGATATCCTCGTTTAGTTGGTTAACTGCAATCTCATTGCCGCCCTCCATAAGCATCAACTTTCCGCGGCGGCAGCGGAAGTTGTTCGCGCTTGGGCTTTTCTGCCTTCGGAAACCCCCGTGATTTAATCGATGGCTTTGGCCATGGTACACCTATATTCTTGGCCTCTCGTTGGTGGGATTGCGCGATGTAGGCCATATCGATTCCAGTCTTTGCTGCATGGCATTCAAGGCATAGGCATCTTGCATTTTCTAACGTTGGCTGGCCGCCAAGAGCATCAGGATTATGATGATCACAATGCCAGCGTCCAGGCACCAGAACAGCATTGCAGCGTTTTCCAGTTTTTAGGACGCCTTCGCAATGGCCCCCGCAGAGTTGGAAACTGGCGACCATTGTGGCCTTGGTGAAATTATGGCGGGTCAACAAGCAATCTCCCAATCACTATGATAAGCATATAGAATCCAACACCGACGCCCGCTAGAAAGCTTGTCGCGACAGTTAATCCAATGCCTAATATGCTCACCGTATCTCTCTCCCCTCGAATTCCCGTAATAACGAAAGCCATTTTTCTCCGGCCGGCGTCCCGGCCTGAAGGTCTGAACGCGACTCAACTCCGCAACGTTTCCGGATTCCAGCCGCGCAATCCTGCTCCGAGAGAAAGCCGCCATTTATCCAATATTGAAAAGCAGCATCTTTGCTTAGGATGCCTGCTTGTTGGGGGAACGGAAGATTACTGAAGGCACGGCGACCAACCACATGTTGGTTATGTGTTGTCTTCTCCTCGCCGTTACCGTGCTCTAAATCAAGCCTCGCAATAGCGCACCACCGCTCCGATCGCGATTTTGGCATCCCGCCAAGAAGCTTGAGTGCGGCATCCGCTTCATCCGTCGGCACTTCAAAGATAAATTGAACCACCTCGCGAGTCATGATCGGATTGATTTTGGCAAATGTTGCTTTGAACGCCATTGGTGGCTCTGCGGTTACTTTCATTCAGCTCCACCCCTAATATGTGATGCCGTCGCGAGCGCATTCCCGCGTGCCATGAAAGCATTGTAAAGCTGTCTATGCTCCGGAGTTGTTCCGGTGATCACAAGCGATGCGCGCATGTCCTTTTCGCGCTGGCTGAACCACCATGATTTCAAATCAGCTGCAGATGTCCATGGCGCGGCAATGCGAGCGAGCGTAGCTGTTATGTACGCGGCAATTTCTTTTTCGAGCGGACCCATTGCCTTGTCCTTAGTTAAAAAGGAATCGGGTCGTCATAAATAACGTCGTCTTCAGATGGCGGCGGAGATGGCCTTGGCTTTGGATTTGCGTAATCCTGAATTTGGCTTGGTCCATTCGCTTTTGCGGGAGCAATACGAACTCTAATTGCCGCGACAGTGTCGCCTTTAAAATCCACCATTGCTTCGTAGAGGACGATTTTTGCGCCAGTCCAATTTTCGGTGTCGTCGCCATATATCTCAGCAATTTTTTTAGCGTTTGTTACATTTAGTACCAATCCGCGTTCTTTCCCCTGAAAATATAGAATTGGCTTTTGGTCATTGCCAACTTTTTCCATATTGACATGTGCCATAGTGACAGTTACAGCACGTCCTTGAAGGTCGGCAGCTCTTAAGTAATCTGATGGGAACGCCGAGCTTATTTTCATGATGATTTCCTTTTGAAATTACGGTTGTGCATGCGCTGACACTCTCTACACCATCGCTCATTTTTTCCTGGTGGCCAGTAGGTGTTTTCTTCGGTATATTCGTGCCCTCTTGGGCAATGAGTTTTTACAGCTTGGAAATGTCCGGTAGTTCGGTTTGGTATCCTACCCTTGCGTTGTGCATCAGCCATATTTGCGGCTTGAGATCCAATAAAAAGATGATTTGGATTTACACATTGTGGATTGTCACAATGATGGCAAACGCCGATCGAGGAATCTAGTTCACCGTTAGCAAGCATATAAGATATCCGTGTTGCTAGCTGTGCACGCCATTGTCCTTGTGCGTTAATAGCTTGTATGCGCCCATATCCATTACTATCTTTGGCGCCCGCCCAAAGCCAACAATCATTATTACCGCCAATAATAACTTTTGGCCAAAAACGTTCGGCTAGCGATTTTTGAACTCTTGGCATCATTTTGTTTGCACTCTCAAAACTTTCTCAGGATTTGACCAGACCGCATATGGCACGAAGCGCCCGCTCTTCAGTTCTTCCGCGATTTCAGTCTTTTTTGGCACGCGGATGAGTTTACAGAATTCATCCGGGATAGCCGCTTCGTCGGTAATGACAACAGATGGCCTTCCAGGCACTTGCGAGATGGTCATATCGGGCGCCTCGACGCGCTGAATATTTGCTTCGGTCAATGCCCATAGTGCCAAAGCCCTCAATCGTTCTGCCTTGGCTTCAAATCGTTGTTTGCGCGAAGCATTGTCCTCGATAATTATCTTGAGAGCATCAGCCATTGCTTTCGCGCGCACCGCATCGCGAACAAGCGCGGCGATTTGCTCATTTAAATCGGTTAGCCCGTCAAGCGTGTCGATAAGACATTGGTCCTCCGGCAAAAGATCATGCTCAAATGCAAGTTGCTCCTTAATCGCCTCATAAATCCGGACGGATGTTTGGATGTTATTTGGCATCTTGGAAAATCCAGGCGAGGACATAGATTACGCATACAAGCATGAAATTCTCAAACATGGTGTGCCTCCGCAAGCCATGCGTCGATTCTATCGATCTTCTCCTCTATTCGATTAAGCTTCGCCTCCAAAAAATAGATTGCAATCGTTATCCCTACTGTAGAGACCGTTATTGCGAAATAAACAAACATCATCGCTCCATCCATCATGATGCAGCCAATAATATCCGAAGTGATTTTTTCTCGCGCATAATAAACTGTACTATGCCCTTTCCGCTTCTAATGTCAGTTGCCTCTTTCTTTTTAACACGCGTACGAAGTGCTATCACTTCGCGGCGTCTCCCGGAAGCGGAATATTCCTGACCAATCTTTCGCCGGTAATCCATAGTAAACCCGATTGAAGGTGGGATAAGTACATATCCGTCCATGGAAGCCTTTCCAGTGCGATCAAATTTTTTAATTAGGCGCTTCGTTTCTTTTGTCAGTGCAAATCTTTCGATGCGTGTAGAGCCTTTCCCGTCCGGCAATTCCACATAGGCGACAGTGCGAAAGAATACGACGGAATGAGATCCAAAAAGTCGTCGACATGCATTTGAAAATGCACAATGCGCTGGATCTTTTCTAATCGCCGTTTTGATATCGTCTGAGTTTATAAAAACCCTCAATTCCTTCTTGGCTTCCACGACTGGAATGCCCTCGAATGCGCGGTGTCGGTCAGACTTAGTCATATGATGATGCTCCTTTTTGCCTGATTCGGTTCGTTAATCATTCGAATGCCCACTTGCGGAGTGCCTGCACCGCCTGTGTTTTTGTTATGCTTAGATTTGTAAATAATCTTGGTGAGTAAGTATCACGAAGATCAAGAAGTTTCTCCGCGACCATGCGGGGCGATTCCATGCTGGGCGATCGCATATTACATTCCATATTCGCTATTTGAGTCTTCGTACCATACCTATAGATCGTGTGACCAGCATAGCAACCCACGGTATTGCAGCCTTTGCGGAACGGCCAGCACCAACTTGTTAGGTCAATCCTATCATCAGGAAGATTCTCTAAAAAGTCCGCAAAATCCAATAGGCGAAGGGTCCTGGCATTTGTCTTTTGTAGCATTCTAGTTCTCCTATTAGCGTGACATGACGGTATTCGGATGCGGGAGCCAGGGAGGAATTGGCCCCCGCATCCTTTGCTACCGGGGATTGGCATGTCCGGCAGCGCCCGGCCTAATTGCCGGGATTCAGACTCATCATACAATCATTCCTCAATATTATCAGGCTCGGCTAGGGCGCCTAGTATCAGTGCTGCCACGAGCCCTATTATAATTCCACAAATGATCAAGATAGCGCCATTGATCATGCTACTCACCAACATACTTGTTAACAATAAAAGATTATTGAGGTGCATATGCTTCCTAAAATGTATCCTTCAAAAAAATCAAAATTCATGGCAACCTTCCTCCGAAATAGCTGAAGAATACGCAGGCGAATGCTACTGTCATGCAGAAGAAAATTGGAATCATGACGCCTCCTCGGCTTTGGCAATCGCGTCGCGAAGCATGTCCTGAGCATGTCCAGTAGGACTCATGAAAGTAAGTGCGACCGCCGCGGCCACGCGCAGCCCGGAATTCGCTTTGCGGAGGCGCCGATTCTCCGCGATAAGACGATCGAATGAGGCGCTAATCGAAGCTATGTCGGCAGCGAATTCCGCATCATTTTTCCCGTAACTTATGTCGATGCTCATGCTGCTCTCCCGAAAATTGAAAGCCCCACAAGGCAAGCAATCCAAACCGGCCATTCAAGCGCAATGAGGCCAATTGCCGTTCCTAGTGGCACAGTTATTGTGATTGCAGTGCCAAGCTTCATACTGCTCTCCTGGCTACGGCAAACTGTGCCATAGGAGAGGTATCCATATACTCAATATTGTGCAGAACGTCGCCATCAAGGTGTTGCTGTAGCCATTCAAAATAACCGCCAGCATTATCAATGGCGTTGACTGTGGCCATATTCCACCGTGCCTTTAGTGCGGTTACAATGAGTATTCCACGCCTCAAATGCCGATCATAAAAGCGTTTGATTATGTCCAGACGTTCGGTGTTAAGAGGGCCGGTATAATCCAACCAAGCGGCGGTAAACTTTCCTTCTCTCCATTTGTCATAAGCCATAAGATCATCGACATTGCAGAAATAATGTGATGCAAAAGATGACTTAAAACCTATTTCGGCGAATGGCTTAGGTTTTGTTTCCTTAATGATTGATCTATGCATTCCAGGAATTTTATGAAGCGAAGCAGAGAAAATAGCACGATTATTTTCTGCGGTGATAAAATATGTGCGTTGAGGATTTGGCTTGTTCATCCAATCGCCCTCGCGTATACCAAAGAGCTTGCGTTCAAACTTCCAATTAACGCCTGGCATTGTTAGCATTTGAAGTCGGGACTTCATGCGCTGATGGAATATATTAAGCACCAATTGACGTGCGGATGCCTTCTCGTCTCCGTCTCCCTTGCGTGCGAATAAGACACCTCCCTCGGTCCCGCGTTCAAGTTGTCGGCTAGATGTCAGTTCATCCAATCCCCATGGCATGTTAGGTTTGTAATTTGTGCGCTTACCAAGCGTGTTATAGAGCATTACGCTGCCCTCCACGCTTCTTCGGAAATCTTCCAGCCACATTTGCGGAGATATTGGCTACCCCAAACGTACATGACTTCGCGCCATGTCATCCGAACGGGGCCGTACGCGTTAACACTGTGCTGAAGATCGCCGCAGCTTTTATGGATTGCCCAAGTTCTCCGTGGCTTCACGCGCGCCATGATGACCGGCTCGCCAGCGTTGATGATTTTGTTGCAGCAACGACAGCGATGTCTATGCGCGCGGCGGTCGTGCGCATATATGGTTTCCCAAATGGGCTCTGGCATGTTCATGCCGTCCTCTTGATGTGCGTGCCACGGTAGAACTCATGCGAGGTCTGCGGCTCGCCGTGCCTAATTGCAGCGGCGTCACGCCGCGCCATGTTTGCGCGCCAGATGACTTCCAGCTCGGCCGAGCGATGCTCAAGCGCGATGCATGCAGCCGACGTCGGATCCATGACCGGCGCGTACCAGAGACTATCGATTGAGGGGCGGCGCGTCATTGTAGCTTCCATCATCCATCATCACTATAGAAACGCCGGGCACGCGAATAGTCATGTCGCCAACAGGGCCTGCTATCCTGCGGGGTTGCTTCTCGCCCTCGGCTACTTCTCACCCTATACCGCCCGGCGCTCCGTATCCCCCGGCGCCCAACGAAGCGTTGCCATGAGCCTAGTTGTGAATGGCTACGTGGCTTCATGAGCCTAGTTCGTAACCTTGCCGCGAGCGTTGACGGCACATGGCTCATACCGGAGAAATGGGGTGAGCGGAGAGAGGACCGCAGCGCCCCAAACGAAATTGTTCTGCCTTCTCTACAATCCGGATCATTCGCTTTTCGATCTCGTCGTGCTGTTTCCCGAAGTGAGCCTCGCGGTGATGGTTCGCGCAGATGGCAATGACGTTAATCATTCGGTCCACGCCGTCGTTAGCGAGAGCAACTATGTGGTGGCATTCCAGATAAGGAGCACCGTCGATTCCCATGAACCCCGGCTCGCCACAAAACTCACATTTGCCTTTTGCTCGTTTCATTACGGCGGCGCGGATTGCCGGGCTGCGAGCGTACGCGGCACCGGGCCTGGATATTCGGTTAGCCGCCGCCGCCTCTAGTTTTTCCTTGGCGATCAGGAACCCGTTGGAGTTTTCTAGTAGGCCATGTCTCTCCAAGTCAGCCAATACGCGATTGAACCGATATTTAGCTTTCCTCTTCTGACTCGAGCCATGAATTTGTTCAGGCTCAACCGCTCTGTTGTATATTTGATTCCTAGAACCAAAGCCGCCAAGGACGAACCGGAGCGAGTGCAGGATAGAATCATGCAACTCGTCTTCGGTAGGTGATCGGTTCGTGGTCATAGCGACAACAAGTTCCACTCCTCTTCGCGACGGGCCTTTGGCCGCTATGGCTGCTACTGCCATTCTTGGCCTCCCCGCTTCGACCGCGAATAAACGTCGGCTCCATCCCCCTGTAAGGGCTTCCTTTCGCCGCGAATATGGGAGAGAGTATCTAATACGGAAACACACAAGTCAAGCGGAAAGTTGCAAATTTAGAAACTTTTATTTATTTGTCTGATTTCACGAAGGCTTCGGCCAGAGCGCGAAAGCGGGTTTGATCGGTGGGTGAAGAGTTCCGCAGAATCTCATCGATCGAGCGCTGGCTTTCTGGCGGTTCCGAAAGTTGTCGCGCGGTCATGCCTAAGGCGTGGCAATAATAATTGAGCCAGTCGTCATTGATTTTTTGGCGTCCTGGGCCTGGACCATATAACTGGTAACGCTCTAGCTTGCTTATGGTTGATTTTCTTGTGCCGATTATGTCAGCAAGCTGCTCTTGCGTCATGGCGTGATGCTCGCGCCATGCTCTCAAATACCAGCGCTGGACCCATGGAGGTCGAGGGCGGGAGATTTCGTTCATGCTGTATTGTATCCATTAAGGATACCAATGTCATCACCCAAATTAGAAACACTGAACGGTAGTTTTCACTTGACATAAGTTTCTAATTTTGAAACTATCGTCAGCATGGAACATCCTCTCGCGACCTACCGAAAACAGCTAGGGTTCACGCTCACCCAAATGGGCGCTTTGCTGGGCTGCACGAGGGGCACGGCGTACAAATGGGAGCATGGCATAGCTCCAGCTCCGAAGACCGCGCAAAAAATCGCACGGATCACAAATGGTATGGTGCCCCTGTGGAGCTTGCGCCCGGACATTTGGCCTCCGCCGTCAGATAGCAATAGCGAGGCTGCGGAATAGCATGACCAACGAATCCGCGAGGGCGGAATGAACAGTTTCCGGCATTGTAGCATTCGAATGCGGACCAGCCCATCTGGACAACCTAATCTCTATCGTGACCGCTGCAAAAGAGCGCAAAGGAAAGCTCTCCTTTCTGCAAATTCTGCTCGTGCCAAAGCAGCTCCTATCACGCTTCCCAAGCTAAAATTTCTGCATAAGGGAGCAGCCGAATGACCAGCCCCAGTAAGGGCATTTACAAAACGGCGGCTTTTGATCCGCCTACCAAGTGGAATGTGAAGCAGGTTGCCCGCTTTGGATTTCTGATCGGCCTCGGCTGGAGCGCCAAGCGGATCGCCGAAGACCCGTTTCTCGCCTGCAGTGTGCGCAATGTCTATGCGCGGGCAAACCGATTCGGGCTTTCGTTTCTCGAGGCTAGAGAAAAATCATTGGATTTGGATTTTCCGCCGGAAGCACGCGACCGGTTCGTTGCGGCGGCGGATAAGCGAGGGCTCAGTCGCGAAGCTCTTGCGTGCGTTCTTATGCGCGAAATTGCCGTGGATCCGCACCTCATATCGAACATTTTAGATGATGGTATCCAATGACGCCACAAGGCACGCGAAAGCTCGTGTGGCGCTGCGGAAGAAAGCTAAAATATGGACGATCAACCAACCAGCATAGAGATATCTCCAAGTGAGATTGTGCAGATCAAGTCATTACCAGACTTTGATCTTACAATGTTTCTTTCTGAACTGCATGATCACGGGTGGCCAATGGCAAGGAAATTACTACCCATGATCATTGCCGCCGTAGCCTCTAACAATGATCAACCAACTGACCGGCGGAGCTACAAAATATAATGACCGCTGAACTCGTCCGCTATGATGCTATGTGCCGTGCGATCGATGCCGCCTATGCGGTCGACGAAGTGAAGGCCATTCATGATCAAGCGCAAATGCTGCAAGCGGCCGCGCGGGTAGCCAAGAACGTCGAAGCGGAAACGCGCGCCTATGAAATCCGAATGCGGGCGGCGCGCAAAGCTGGCGCTCTATCGAAAAAGATAGAGAAGGCGCAAGGACAGAGAAACGATCTCCGAACTTCTGCGGATCGTCCGCAGAAGTCAAAAGTACTCGAAGATGCCGGGATAGAGCATCAGCAAGCTTCCGAATGGGAGAGGCTTTCAGAAGTTCCAGAAGATCAATTCGAAACAGCGCTAGCTACTAAATCAGTCAGCGAACTAATTGTCAAGCCGTCTTCAGTTGATGGCGATGCGCTGTTGCTCTACGGGATGATGCGCGATTTCGAGCGTCGCTGGCTTAAGCAATCGCCTGAATTCTTCATGTCTACAATGACCGAAACAATGATTGAAGATGTCATGCGTATTGCGCCGCTCGCTGCTGGCTGGCTCTCTACAATAAAGGAACTTGTATATGAGTGAGCTATATGCAATTATTGACAATATAATTGAGAATAGGCGTGATGAGACGCATATCAATGCGCCATGGGTTGCCAATGAAGCCATGAAAATTGTCGATCCTGATAGGCTTTCTGTTCCGTGCGTTTATGCTGGATGTGTGGAACATGCGAAGCAATATGCCATGAGCCGTCTTCGAAAGAAATTCGAGGCTACGGATGACGATAATGTTCAATTCGAGCTATTTACTGAGCTGCAATGGAGATATCCAATCCGGCCAGTGAAGGGTGTTGAGCGCTCTTATGTTCTCCGAGAGAACATGACGGATGATGATGTTGATTACAACGAAGAGCGATTTCTTCTCGCCTCGGAATCGCTGGGTAAGCATGCGCGCGCTTTGCGGGCGTGGTGGAATGGGCGTCGCAAATCGGCGTAGGACAATGACCGACTCTCCAATCGATTATGTCAGAATTAGGCATGCCAATATGGGTGCATTTAACGCGGTACGATCCAAACATCATACCGGCTCGGCATATTTAGACGAATTAATAGCAAGGCGCGATCAAATATGGAAACGACTTAATACTCGGCCAGTGCCACAGCCACAGCCAGGACTAGAACTAGAGCCGAAACATGCGCCTGCATTCCCGCCATTACCACAACAAAATATCAAGTCCGTCGAAGAACGCGTGGAAGAAGCGCGTAATCTCAACCTCCCAATTTTACTCACAAAGTACATTATAGAATGTATTCGTGAAAGCGCAGACTATTTCGGCGATTTCAGCGAACAAACACGGGCGCAGCCCTTTGATTATCAGCCGGAAGTACAATCCGATAAGCCTACAATCGCACGCATTCAAGCCGTGACAGCAAGATATTTCAATTTGTGCGTGGCCGACATTGTTTGTGTTAGACATTATGCTCGTATGGCACGTCCGCGCCACATAGCTATCTTTCTATCGAAAGAATTGACGAATAACACAATGGCGGAAATAGGTCGTCGGTTTAACCGCGATCATACGACGGTCCTCCATTCAATACAAAGAATAATTAAGTTGATTGAAACTGACAAGACGCTTGCCGATGACATCGCAATCCTGCGCGGGATGCTGAATCATGAGTGATTATTGGCAAGGATGGTTAGCAGGCCTCATAGGAGCCTTGATCGGCGTGACGCTAGCACATTGGATTTAATCATGAGCGAAATGGTAGATCGCGTCGCGAAGGCGATTGATCGGAATTTGCCTGGCGCAAATCCGGATGCATATTTAGCACAAATTGCCCGTGCTGCGATTGCCGCCACGCGCGAGCCGCCAGAAGATGTTCTGTTAGCCGGGATAAAAACGAGCAGTGGCGGAGTGCTGTGCTCTTGGCAATCAATGATCGACGAGATGCTGAAATGAGCGATTTGCTACCACATGAACAAGCTCTGCTTGCTGTTGTGGAAAATAAGATTCAGCTACTATTATTGACTTTAGATGAGCAGCTTGGAATAGCGCTTGGAAAGCGGATTTGTGGCGTCGAGGTGGACACGCGCAATTTCGCAAACATGAAGACGGAAATCCACATTATTAAGAAAGCTGTGCTGGAATGAGCGAGCCGCGATCATTCCTCAATGGGCGCGTGACGCTGCATGCTGGCGATTGCCGGGATGTGCTCAAAGGGCTTGCAGATAATAGCGTTGATAGCGTCGTAACAGACCCGCCGTATCACCTGACGTCGATTGTGAAGCGCTTTGGTAAGAGCAACTTGGAACGAGACGAATTCAATTTACAATTGCCGTCAAATAAAGGTGGTGGCGGTACTGTGAGTCCATATAAGCGTGCTGCGGCTGGTTTCATGGGCAAGCAATGGGATGGTGGTAACATTGCATTCCAGCCGGAACTATGGGCAGAAGTGCTGCGCGTGCTCAAGCCAGGCGGTTATGCGATAATATTTGGGGGTACCCGCACGGCGCATAGAATGGTATGCGCGATAGAAGATGCTGGATTTGAGATCAGAGATGAGATCTTATTAGATAAGGATTCGGAAACTGAATATCGCGTTTTCGAGGAAAGCTTAAGTGATGAGCAACGCAGACAGTTTGGAAAGCTTTTTCGAGAACGCGGCACGGGGCGACTTTCTTGGCAGTTTGGGGTTGGATTCCCCAAAAGTAAAAACATCAATACTTGCATCGACAGGTGTTTGTGCGCATTGCCGCTTGCCTCTTCCTTACAGGTCACCGGCGTTGCGCGGGCCATATTGCAGCCGGACATGCTTCGGAATGGCGAAGCGAAAGATACGAACTTGCGCAGTTTGCGGGAAAGTGTGGGAACCGAAGACGCACAAACATGGAGCGAGAGAGAAAACTTGTTCGAGGGCATGCGCGAACAAACTCATATCAATTCGCAAGACTGGAATTCCATCGCCACGCAACCAGAAACAGACGGTTGCTTGCCCAGTTTGTGGAACGGAGAAGACAATTCCTCTGGCGTGGATAAGGAAGGTCAAGAACAATTATTGCAGCCGGTCATGTCGAGCGAAGGCGCATGCTGCTCGACTAGTGCCGTTCGCGGCGAATGGAAAGGGCAAGAAACGTCCCGGCAAGGGAATGGCGATGGAACGGAATCCTGCGTGGAAGGGTGGCGTGACGCTCAAGAGGCCGCACGGGAATTACAACGGAGTCCGCTATGTGAAGGCGCCGACATGGGCGCTCGAAATGGCACGGAAGGATCGCTACATCATGGAGCATCGATTGGTGATGGCTCAGATGTGCGGATTCCTTCTTATGAGAACGGAAGTCGTCAACCACGAGGACCACAATCCGGCGAACAACCATCCGAGCAATCTGACTCTTTATCCGACGAATTCGGATCACAAGCGCGGGGAAGCTGGCCGATTTGTGGCCGGTGTGGCAAACCGATTATTCCCGAGGGTCTTGGCACGGCTCTAAAGCCTGCACATGAGCCGATTTGTCTAGCTCGTAAGCCAATATCCGAGAAAAGCATTGCGCAGAATGTGTTGAAGTGGGGCACTGGCGCGATAAATGTAGGGGCGTGCCGCGTTGGTGTAAATATTGATCATCAGGCTGCCGGGTTACATCGTGGATCTGGATCTACAGTAGGCTCATTTACTGGAACCACTGATTTTAATCAAGGACCGCACGCCCGCTGGCCGGCCAACCTTCTTCACGATGGCAGCGAGGAAGTCTTGGCGTGCTTTCCGGAGAGCGGGCCGACGGCTGGTGTAAAGCCTCCATCATATTCGCGAGGGATGACGTCAGGAAATGTTAATGATGGATGGAGGAGACCGGCACACGAACATTATGAAGATAAGCTTGGCGGATTTAGCGACTCCGGCTCTGCCGCGCACTTCTTTGCGAGCTTTCCGCAAGAAGATGTGCAGCGCATATTTTACACGTCGAAAGCTGGCGCGGATGATAGGCTCGGATCACGCCATCCAACAATAAAGCCACTTGATCTTATACAATATTTAGTCCGCCTTATCACTCCCAAAAACGGAACTTGCCTCGATTTGTTTGCCGGCACCGGAACACTTGGCGAAGCCGCATTTCGTGAGGGCTTCAATTCCATACTTATCGAAAAAGAATTAGAGTACGTTAGTGATATTGAGAAAAGGCTTTCTTTAGTTATGAGCGGACCTGACGAAAGACGGCGGGAATCTATAAAAAAGAGAGGTCAAGCTGAGTCCGTCAATTCTCTACCTTTGTTTGGTGGAGTGTGAAAATGCTTCATCGCCAGTACGGCAGTTTACGGGGCCGCCTAATGACCGCCAAGCCAGCTAGAACATCAGCAATTGAAGCTGCTGTTACGCCTGTCGAAGATGTAACATATTATCGCTATGTTCCGCATTCCCGCCGAGCTTCGTATGAAGCAATTGGTTGGTTATCCACGGCCGTGCTTGAAGGACATCATGGCTACTGGTCAGTACTTATGATATGGGCTGGAGATGGAGAGCCGCAGGAACCGATGAAATGAGCAATTACATTGATATATCTGGATATTACAAAATGGATTTTTATGGCCGCGTAGTTTGGGCGCGCGATCCAACTTGTGAATGCTACATGATGAACTTGGCAAGCAATTTGTGGTTCTTGACGCGGGCCATTTCCAGGCTGGAATTGGCAACGACAAAATATTATTTGCAAGGATGGGATAATGTTTTTTGAAGCGAGATTTCCACAGCATTCTAAACCAATTCACAATCCAAAGCCAGAGGATTATTTCGAAGCTGCAGGATGGTATCGTGCTCAATATGGAAATTCCTATTTGGGAATGCGCCACAAGGCGGAAAGTTTCGAGCGTGTCTATCGCAGGCTGAAATGGATGCGCGAAGCGATGAAGCGCATGGAAGCGAAGCGCGCATCATGACCGTTCTTTCCGCCCAATCCATTCGCCAATTATGCCAAAGCAATCGGCCTTTAATTACACCATTTGTCGAGCGCGGTGTTGCTAGTGGACGATCATATGGTCTTTCTGCATGCACTTATGATTGCAGAATTGCTCAGCATTGCATCATAGATGTAGGAAAATCTGAGCTAGTCAGCACTGTCGAAAGATTTTGCTTACCGGCAAATATCTGTGGTTCCGTACTTGATAAATCAAGCCTTGCGCGGTGCGGTATATCTGCGATGAACACTCATCTTGATCCAGGCTGGGAAGGATGGCTAACCGTCGAGTTAATTAATCTTGGCAATTGGAAGGT